GCGCCTTCCGGGGCCGCGCAGACCCCCCGGGAGGGGGTTGCTGGGGGGGTGTTTCCGCAGGTCAGAGGCTTGCGGGCATGTGGGCGTTTGCGCAGGTCAGGGCACGTTTCGCGCCTCCAGCTAACTTTCGACCGGTTTTCGATCAGGTGTTCGATCCGCGGGCCTCGGCGCGGGACTTCGGCGCGTGGCATGCCTTGCATAGGGTGCGCATGTTGTCGAGTGTGTCTGTGCCGCCGCGTGATCGGGGTTGGATGTGGTCGGCGTGGAGTTGTCCACTGCCGGGAGTCGCGGTGTGTCCGCAGCTTTGGCAGGTCCAATTGTCGCGCCGGAAGGTGGCCTGCTGCAAGCGGTGTGGGACTTTGCGTCCTTGGTGGTTGCCCCAGCGGTGTGTGGTGTGTTGGGGACATGTGCCGGTTGTGGTGAGTGTGGTGCAGCCTGCGTGTCGGCAGACCTTAGGCGCGCGTGGCATCAGATCGGTTGGGTGTCGGTGGTCCAGGTGTCTCGTCCGCCGTGTTGCCATGCGACGCGGCCTGGTGGTCGTGGTTGGTTGTCGTTTCTGGTGGCGATCATTGGCGTCTCGTCTGCGTGATCGATGAGGCTGGGCCATGTGTAGGCGATGGTGTGGCCTTGGTGGCGTGCCCATGCGCTGATTGCTTCGTCGATGGGTTTGCCGTTGGGCAGTTGGTTGAGCATGTTCGGTACGAGGTCGGCGTGTATGGCGATTCCGACTGCGTGGAGTAGTCGTCGGCAGGTGAGCCAGTGTGCTGTGGTGTCAGCGGCTTTGGCGATGCGTTGTTGGTATTCGCGGGGTCGTTCTCGCCCGAGGTAGAGGCTGACCACTGGGCTGGGTGCCACTGCTAGCGCTGCGTCGAGCTGGTCGCGGAAGTTGTTGCACGGTATGGCGTCGTCTTCGAGGACCACGAGCCAGTCTGTGTTGTGGCGGGTGAGGTGTTGCCACACTTTGCGGTGGTTGGTTTCGCATCCGAGTGTGCCGTTGTCGATGCTCATGTATGCGGCGCCCACGGTTTCCATGAGCCGGTGTGCTTGTTCGGCGCGTTTGGTGTGGGCCACGATGCCGATGGTGTGGGTCATCGTGGCCTTATGCGTGTGGTTTTCACGGCGACGGTGGTGTGTGGTGTGAGTCGTGGTGTGATGCTGCCGTAGTCGTATTCGGGGTCGATGGCGATGGAGCATCTGACCCAGCCGCTGGATTGGATTTTCTCGACGGTGCCTTCGTGTTCGAGTCCGTCGAAGTCAACCCATACGTTGTCGCCGGGTTTCATGCTCCGCTCCATTGTCATTCGTCCCAGTAGGGTCCGGGGCACGACGGCCATGGTCCGTTCCAGTACACGCCGTCTGGGCCGAGTCCGGGCCAGGCGGGTTCGACACCGGCGGCGCGTGCGCCGTAGAGGTCATAGGAGCGGTTTCCGGTCGCGAGTGTGAGGTTCTCGAAATCGATGAGCAGCACGCCGCGGTCGGGGTGTACGACGACGTTGATCAGGCAGGGGTCGCAGTGCCACCAGCCGGCGGCGTGGATGGCGGCGAGCAGATCCCACAGCGGCTCGGCGTAGCGCCGGGACCAGTTGGGGTGGATGTTGAGGATCGGGGTGCAGCGTTCGACCTCGATCCACATGGGCCCGAAGTCGATGAGTTTGGGCGTGGCCCATGGCATCGTGCGGTATGCCTGTAGTTCTTTCTCCCAGGCGATCTGCTTGGTGAACTGCTTGTGCACGGTGCGTCGGTGGATCGTGACCATGGGCCTTTCGACCATTGTTACTTGTGCCTCCACCATGACCAGGCGTTGCGTTCGTTGGACTTGAAGACCGTCACCACCTGGGGTCCGTGGATGAGTTGGTCGGCGTGTTTGGTATAGGCGACGTAGTTGAGTGTCGCCATGTCGCCGATGATTGTTCCCGGGGCGTCGTCTTTGTGCCAGACGCGCCGAAGTTGGTCTTCGTGGTCGGCGGCCATGTCGTGTGCGAATGCCATGACGGTTTCCCGGTCGCCGCCCACGATCCCCGCGTTCAGTAGGGTGCGGTCGGCGTGGGTGTCGATGAACTGTTGCAGGTGTGTGGCTTTGTGGTTGTTGCGCATCCAGTCGATCCCCACAACGGCGGGTTCGTGCCCGATGTACAGCTTCCCGGGTTGCATGTGTTCCCACGGAGGGGTGAGCATTTCGACGTCGGTGCCGTCTACGCACCACACCCATTTGACGTCGGGGTTGGCGCGGAGCCATTGGTAGTACAGGTACCAGCGCGCGAAGTATGGGTTATCGACTGGGCTGGTGACTCGCTCGAATGACGCCTGCGGGTGGGTGAGTGGGTTGTCGCACAGCACAACGGTTTCACCTCCAGTGATGGAGGTGATCAACGTTTCGAGCAGTTTGACGTCGGGCCGCATGCGGGTGTTGCGCTGCGGGTCAGGTTTGTTCGACAGCAGGCAAGTGAGCACCACACGCCGGTCGGGTTCCACTACGGGGATGTGGTGGCTGCTCGTGTAGTGGTGCTCCCAGTACAACTCGGCATTGCGGGCGGCGACGGCTTTGCGTTCCTCGGTCGGGACGGAACGCTTTACTTCCAGGTGCTCGTCCATGGAGTGGATGAGCTTGTTGGAGCCGCACACGTCGCCGTACCGGAACGAGGTGAGGCCGGCGTTGTAGATGCGGTCGGACCAGGAGGGGTGTTCCCATCCCCAGCCGCCGAACTCTGGGTCGAGGCCGCCGACTGTTTCGATGACGCTGCGGTGTACGTAGATCATGCAGCCGCGGGCGCCGGTTAACGCGAAGTGGTGTCCGTCGTCGTAGACCTTCGTGACGTCGTTGAGCCGATGCCCGTTGGCCAGGTCGACGAACTGGTACATCAGGTGGGGTTCGGGCGAGTCGATGTAGGGCTGAAACCAGTTGTCGACGATCGGGTAGCAGTCGTCGTCGAACAGGAAGATGTGTTCGCAGCCGTTGAGTAGTTCGAGGCATTTGTTTTTGGCTCGGGCGATGCCGGCGCGTTGAGGGAACCGATAGGTGGCTGCCGGGTATGGCTGGTCGCTGGCGTCGTCGACGATGACGAGTTTGGCGTTGGGGGTGCGGCTGCGGATGTGTTCGATGGTCCGGTCGGCGACGTCGCGCCGGTTGCGGGTGGTGACTCCGATTCCGATGGTGGTGGCGCCGCTGGTGGTTTCGGGTACGTATCGAGTTCCGTTGACCACCACGTCGTCCATTTTTTCGCCAGTTCCGTCCTATGTTGGTTATTCGTACCAGGTGCCGCAGATGTCGCAGTCGGCGTCTCCGCAGTAGCAGATGGTGCGGTCTGTGGTGCGTCCGGTTTTTTGTTCTCGGTGCCGGTTTCGGTGTGGTTGGGCCGCGTTGGATCGGCGGAGCTCGAGTCGGGCGCGTGCTGCGTCATCCATTGGTGTAGTCCAATGTTTTATTCATTTGTTGCCGCCGTTACCGGTTGTGACGACGATGTTTGTCGCGGCGGGCGTCTCGTCAAAGGTGAGTGTCCATCGGCGTGTGGCGGTTGGGGTTTTACCGGCCATCGCGAGGGTCGCTGAGTTTGAGAGAGCCGCCATGATCAGCAGCATCCACGGTTCGTTGGGTCCAGCTTTTTGGACTGCTGGAATGTCGGGAGGTGTGGTGATCCACTCGCCAGGGTCGGAATGCATCAGCACTTTCCCGTCAACTTCAATGTGGATCACTGTTCAGCTGCTTTCTGCAACGCTTTCGCGGGGACAACAACATCGTTGCTTGCCTTGTCGATGGTGATCGACAGGACAGGCTGGCCCGTGGGTGTGGTGCGAATGTTGATGACGCGGTGCCCGGTCGGTGCGTCGGCTGCTTGCTGGCGTAGTTGGTCGTGCTCTTCGCGTGTGAGGATCACATAGTTTTGTGTGATCGCCGCGGCGAGTGCTTCCGCGACCAGTTTCGGGGTGTCGAGGTGCGGTAGGCCTGCTTCTTCAGCGAACTGGCCGGCGAGTTCCGGGGGGACACTGATAGGTCGTAGTCCCGGCAGGAGGATCGGGAAGGGTTTGGTGTTTTCGTCGCCGGGGTGAACCAGGTTGTTCAGCGTGCGGTTAAGGAAGTCCGTGAGGTCTGTGAGGCTGCTCATTTGGGATATTCGCCTGCGAGGCCGTCGCTGATTCTGTCAGCCCACCCTTCGCCACCGATCGTTCCTGCACCGTCCTGCAGATTGATTCGCCACGAGTCAGGATCGATATCGTTGGGTACTCGGCACGCTTTGCCGCAGGGGGCGAAACGGACACGGTCGCAGGTGTCGCAAATGCGGAGGTGTTTGAGGGGCACGGCAACTTACTCCTGGCTGGTGGAGCGGGGAAAGCGGTCCAGCAACTGGTCCAACAGTTTCTCCGCAGCCTCAACAATGCTCGGGTTTCCGTCTTCACGGGCGAGGCGAACGTTGTGGAGGGCGTCGGTGATGCGGTCGTTGAGGGATCGTGGTGTGGCGAAGGTGGGCATGGGATCACCTCCCCGAAATGCGAAACGCCCCGGTAGGTTCCGGGGCGTTCGGGCTGACGTGTTTTGGGGACACGTATAGCGCTCACCAAAAACTGTACCTGCAATTTAATTCCTTGCAAGCGCAGAATGGCAGTTACCGTTACATTTCTGCCTTTGCCGCTTTCAGCAGTTCGTAATTCCAGCGGGCGTCAGCGAGTGCGTGGTGCTCGTCGGTGGCTTCAGGTTCCACGAAGTTGGGAATGGACTCCGCGAGCTGCATGAGTTCGTGGGTCCACATCGGGATCCCGGTCGGCAAGTGGATCATCTTCCCCCACAATTGCGCCAGAGCAACGTGGTCATAGGCGGCGTAGTACGCCCACAGTTCCGGGTCTGGCGCAGCGAGCAGGAACTCTCGGACCTCGTTGGCGATGACCCATTTGGGTTTGACCACGGTGGAGTTTCGGTCGAGTGTGCCGTCGTGGGTGACTTCGATTCGGATGTTGTCTCCGGATCCAACTAGTCCCGTCTTCAACCCTCGAACGGGGAGGTGCTTCCATACGTTGTTGATCAGCCAGTAGTCCTTGTGGATTCGGTCTTCCGGCATGTCACTGTTGACGGCGTAGTACTCGCGGCCGTCCTCGCAGACGATGCCGATCGAGATCAACTCGATGGTGTTGCCGTCTTCGAGGAACTCTGTGTCGTAGCAGTAGATGGTCATTCGGCTGTGATTCCTTCGGGTAGGTCGAATCCGAGCAGCTTGCACAAGAAGAGAAACTTTTCGGGCGGCCAGATGGTGCGGCACACGAGGCAGGTGCAGCCCGTGGAGGTGATGAGCTGCAATGCTGGCACCCTCACGTTCTCGCCGGCGTTGTCGCGCCTGTAGGTGTGGGTGGCGTTGCAGTTCGGGCACGGTGCCGACACGTGCTTCACATGCACCGGGTTGAACAAGCGGTCGATGTCCTCACACCACGACTTCAACACACTGGTCATCTTTTCGAGGTGTTTCACGTCCTGCGGCCGCCACGATTGTTCTTGCAGGAAGCGGAGGCGGGCGATGGTTGGAGGTACGCCTTTGTAGCCGGGTTGCCACACCGACACCATCAGATCAATGTCCTGGAGGAGTACGAGGGCGTCGGTCCAGAGGGGTGGTTTCGACTTCGATCCCCCACCGTTACCTGTTTGGGCTTGTTCCCCGCCGACTGCGTCGAACAGTTGCATGTAGAGGCTGGGGGCGTAGAGCATGTTGCCGTTGTGGAGTGTGGGTATGGGGTCGATGAACTCGTTGATGGTGCTCTGGAATTCTGCGCGCGCGGCGGGAAGGTTGCCTTCGTCGTGAGGTTGGGTCACTTGTCGAACGCCTTCCTGAACATATCTTCTTTCTGTTCCCGACGTTTCTGTTCCCGTAGTTCCTTCTCGCGGTGTTCAAGCCATTCCGCTGCGGCGGCACCGACCTCTGCCGCGACGTCGGCGAGGTGGGCGTAGATGTCTGCTTGGAGTTGGCAGAACGCCCGATACTCGTCGGGGTCTTGAATGGGGCATTTTTTCAGGGTGTTGGTGGCGGCGTTGAGCGCGTCCCACGCCGCGATCCACGCCCCCACACGAGCATCATTCGTCACTTGGACGGCCCCCTCTCTTGCGCGTTGAGGTAGTCGGGGCAAGTTCCTTCCTCCAACAACGTGATATTCGTGATGTCCGCAGAGAACAGGACCGACGGCCAGTACTTGTCGTCTCGGCTTTCGAATTCCCGTAGAACTTCGGTGTAGTCACTGTCGATCTTCCAATCGATTTCATGCGCTTCGATGCGGTCCCCGGGGGAGATGCCATCGCGGGTCCAGAAGATTCCGTAGATCGTCATCAGTGATCCCCCTCCTGGTTGGGTTCAGACTGCACAATCGACCCGACATGGGGCCAGAAAGACTCGACCGCATGGGCGTATGAGTACATGGAGAATCCCGACTCATCCGGGACGACTAGATGCCGGAACCACACGTAGCAGTCGACGCCGTGAACATTTTCTCGACCGTCGTAGCACCACACCTCGCGTGGGCTATCGGGGTATTCAAGCTTCACGCGTCTCATTTGTGGTTTCCTTTGCAGTCGGTGGAATGCTCGGCACGGGGCTGGAAACACGCCGGACAAACAGGGCTCTCGTGGATGAATCGAGCCTGGGAAGCAAGAATCACAGACAAACCGTCGACTGGTCCTGGCCATGCTGTGACCTCGTACCGGGTTGGGCGAACGAATACCTCGCTCATTGTTGGTCCTTTGTGTTGAGTAGTTGTGCGATGGCGATCAGGGCGTGGACCTGAGCTGCTTGGTAATCCCCCGCGGCGGCTTCCTCTTTGGCCCGGTCAATGTGATCAGCAGGAGACACGATCTTGCGGCCGGTCAAAACGGAGGAGCCCAGGCGTCTATGAGGACATCGAACGCAGCATCCGCCATCCGACGCCACGCATCCTTCTCCTGCTCCGACAGGGTGTTCCAGGGGAACATGCGGCCGGCGCTGGTGGTTTCGCAGATGGCTTGCGCGGCCCGCTCAATCAGAGCTGCACGCTCAGGAGTAGTCACAGGTGGTTTTCCCTCGCGTGTCGCCGCACCTCAGCCAAAGCGCGGCTGCATTCAGCGGTGTGATTCAGCAGATCATCATTTGTCTGGCTCCGGTGGTATGCGCGGTCCATGGCCTCGTACGCTCTGCGCATCGCTGCATTGATCTCCTTGCGCTTCTGACCCTCGTACCAAAGTTGGTCGCTCATGATTTTCCTTTCGTGAGCCATTCCGCCCACCCCTGCCCCACCCGTACAGGCGGTGGTGTGGTGTCCGGGATGATGTGAATATCCGTATGCCCCGACGCGATGGCGTGGCGGTCTGCTTTCCACTCGGCGCAGTCCGCGCACGGCTGGTCCCAGACGCGGTTACATTCCCGGCAATGAACCTGAATCACGCATCCACCTCCGGGTGCCACAGCAGGATCGCGGGGAGTCGCACGGCGGTTCGGTCGTGCTGTCCATCCGATCCATTGCGCCACCAGCACCGGACCTCGTCGCCGAGGTGGTTTTCTTTCTCCCAGACTTCGCCGACACGATCCCGGATGACTGCGAACTCCGATAGCGCGTCGAGTTGTTCGACCGTCTCGACAGTGCGGGACTTGCGCCACTCGCCCTGAAGGTGCAGTGACCACTCCACGTACCAACCCGGGGCATCGTCCGCCCATGAATAGCGCCACCCGCATGAGCAGTAGTCGTAGCCATCCGAAACGTGACCAGCCGCGATTTCGGCCAGCGTGGGGAACTCAGCCATGGTCGGCCTGCTCACGGATCAGTCCGCACCGGGTGCACACAGCCTTGTTCTGCGCCGGTGGAATGGTGAAACGGTGGCCATACTGATCTATGCACGAAGGTAGTTGGACGTAGAGGCTTTCGTTCGCCCCGATGGTTGGTCTCATTTTGTGGTGTCCTTCCAGGGTGTGGTGTATCGGGTGAGGGTGCGGGAACCAATCACCTTCGACTCGAGCTGAAGATCGGCCACCTCAGCGCGCAGCTGAACGACCAGATCGGACTCCGAGATGCCCATCCCCAGAAGCTCGGCCCGCAGCCGCTCGATCTCGGCGCGCAGTTCTTTCACCTGTCGACGTGTTTGCGTCCACTGGCGGTGAATACGTGCAGCAGTGCTGTCGTCCGATGCGACTACTGACCGAAGTTCTTCCAGTTCTTCCACTTCGGCGACCAGGTCGGACACCAGGTTGAGGCGGATTTCCATGAGGGGGTCGTCGTTATCGCCGTGGCAAACGCACGCAGCCAGCGCCTCGCGTGCCCGTGCAACAACATCACTCACCGGACAACTCCTCGCTGAAAAATCCGGGCGGTAGTAGCCGTCTGCCGGTCCCCAGCACGTCCAGGAACCGTCGTCGGTCCTGGCCCGAATGTTGCCGTTCTTGAAGACGTGGGTGACCCGCAGGTTAGTGTTTCGGAAGGCGGGCTCGTACTCGCGAAAATCTTCGGGGAGGATGACATCCCCTACGGACAGGTCACTCACCGGACACCTCCGCAGCAGCGGCGGCAGCGAGGAGGGCAGCGGCGATGAACCGAGCCTCAATTATGTTCACCGGCTCGAACGGCTCGCCGTTATATGCGATCTGAACCTCGTTCGGGTATCCCCACTGCGAGATGCCGAACAAGCTGCCCGGGCACCACCAGGCCAATCGGTCAGCTGGGGGAAACTCGTCGTCCTCGTAGCGGGTGGAGTTGGGTTCGGGTAGTTGGATTACCGCCACACCAGGAAGAGACGCGAGTGCGTCGAGGGTCACATCGAGCGCGGCTTCTGCGAGGGCTCTGTAGCCGAGAAATCCACCTCCCGATTGGTGCTCAGCCTCCTGCAAAGCAGCAGCAGCCCTGCTGAGGATGCTGGCCCGCTGGGCTTCTGTGAGTACGTCACGTAACTCGGGGTTGTTCATTCGTCGCCTTTCGGTTCTCGGTTTCTGTCAGTGAGCCGCCCGAAGTGGATGACCCGACCGGGCAGCGGCTTCCCCGGCCGAATCGTGTTCATGCAGGGGTTGCCTTTGGGGGCTTTGCAGATGTCACACGACCGGCACGACACCGCCTCCCTGACACGCGGATCATCCGGCGACGACACAAACATGGTCATCGACGGGCCACCTTCGACGTCATATGCCAATAACCACACGGGCACTGATACACGCGGTTCGGCATCACCTTCCCTTTGCCTGATGTCCGCCAAAACAGCCGCAGCTCAGCGCTCGCCTTCTCGCGGGTCTTGAACCGCTTCTTGCCCGGGGTTGGGCAGGGCGGTTTCAGGTTGTCGATGTGGTCCCTGGTCCCGGATTCGAGCGCTCGTTTCTCGTTGAGGCAGGGGATGGCGCGGACCCATCCGCAGGAGCAGGTGACCATCCAGCGGCGCTTCCCTGACTCTGTGCGCATCTCATGAGGCGTCAGCGCGTGGCTCACTGTTCGTCTCCTGTTGTTGATTGCGGGGGCTGTACGCCACGTGGAGCGACTTTCACGCCCTCCCCCTTGTCGCCGGCGCTCATGACATCCGCCCACGCGTCAAAGCGCCCGTATCCGCCAACTCCGCATCCCGAACCCTCACGTCATGAAACGAAGACCGCCGCAACACCACATCCGTCCCCGCAACCACACAACGAGAACCCACACCCGCCTTGCACCACGAGCACCGCACCGTCAACGCATTCACCTTCGGCCGCACAAACACCCGCGGCTCCGGTGTCGGATCCCCGTACCGGTCAGGCACGATCAATCGACTTCATCTCAGCGACCCGGACAACCGCCGCAGCCAACCGGCGCTCCAACTCCGCATCACGGGCATCCTCACGAGCCTCACGTTCCGCCGAAGTCTCCCGCTCACACCGATCCCGCCGGATCGCACGTGCAGCATCAACAAGATCCTTCGGCAACGGACGAAACCCGCTCCCATGATCGGAATACATCTTCGTCACCCCGGCCAACACGTCGGCCTGGTTGAACTTCCACAGTTCGATCTGCTCAGCCCACGCCTCGACGGTGGCGCGGTTCGGCTGAGGAAACCACGGGTCGTATGCGGCGCACTTCGCGAGCGCCTGAGTGGCGATCTGCCGGTAATTCATTGCCCAATGGCCTTTCGTTCGTCGTGGTCGTCGTTTCCGAGAGCCAGCCAGCCCATGACTTTCGCCTCACCGGGAGCCATACCGTTCGGGTAGTCATCCGATCCTGGAAGGGACTCGCTGAGCCAGCAGTCACCGTTGAGCCACGTGGTCGGCTGCTTCGTGAACCGCGGAACCCGGTTAGGGTCGTTGGCGTACCGGATCGCCCCGTCGATCAACATCTGCTTGTTCGCCCGTTTGCAAGCCCGCTTCCACGCTTCGAGAGCTGACTTCTTCGCGTCCTTGCGTGGGTAGTGCTGCCACCACTCCTCGAAATCCCTGGGGTAGATGGCTTTGAAGGTGTTAGGGAAGTCGTCTTCAGTGACTGCGAGTTCGAGGGCAGGAACGTCTGACCCGTCAGGGTCGGACAAGTCTTTTAATCCCTGTTCCTCTGTTCCCCTGTTCCTCTGTTCCCCTGATTGAATTTGGGGGCAATCTTCGGGAACGTTTCGCGCAGTGTTCGCGAAGGTTTCGCGAATCTCAACTGGGCTGTTGGAGGCGACCGGATCGGTAACGCCCTGACCTGCACCAATGCTCTCGTCGACCGGTTCGCGGTAGTCCTTCGTGCCGTCCGGACGCTGATACCTGCCCTTGTTCGGCTTGTCGATGTACTGCCACTTTTTCCAGTGCCTCACGTACACCAACTCCTCCCCCGAGATGCTGTAGCGCACAATGAGACCGGCTTCGGACAGTCGGGATAAACTTCGCGAAACCTTCGCGCAGATTTCGGAAGACTTCGCGAGGTCGTGCGGGAAGGCGTCAGCGCAGAAGATGACGACGTTGTCCTTGCCCACCCCGTTGTCGTCCACATAGGACTCCAGGGCCTTCAACACGAGGCGCGTATCCCAATCGAGTTGAGCGATAGTGCGGCTGCGCCAAAACTCAGGCTTCGTTGACCTGATCCTCACGTGTCCTCCTCTTCGTCTTCTGTGCCTTCGAATCCTGGGCACAAACAGATCGTGTAGGTGTTCATGTCGTCCCGGTCGACACCCATGCGGACCCGACACTGGGGGGCATGAGAAGACCTGGGATGGTCACACAACAGGCACGTCATGCGGACACCCCGAGTGATTCAGCGACCACCCCGACGAGATCCCGCGCAGCTGGTGGGGTCACCGCGTTGCCTGCCTGGCGCACCTGCTCGCGGCGATTCCCGAGAATTCGATACTCGGGGGGGAAGTCCATGGCTTGGGCGATCTCTCGCGGCTCCAACATGCGGAACAACACGTCATTCACGTCAAGGGTGGGTCCCATCGCAACACCGTCGTTTTCGCGGGTGGTGCGGGTAGGGATCGGCTCGTCGGACGAGGTGGGCGTGTTGCGCCACGTCCCACCGGTCGGTGTCAGTAGGGCGTGCCGTTCAACGGTTGTGCAGGTGGGCAGTGGGCTTCCTGCTGGGACGACAGCCCCGTTGCCGTAGTAGGTGGTCACCAAGCCGTGATGGTTCCCGGAAGCGGTGACTGTGGCGAGTGGCTGATCGACTGGGCGGTGTTTCGACCCTCCCCCGCGTAGTTCAGCGATGAACGCCAACCCTGTTTCGTTGCGGGTCGTCATCGTGCGGGCTGCCTGATCCACCGGGGCGGACTTCTTACCTTCCCGGCCTTCCACCGGGACCAGCAGAGGCCGCCAGTACCGTTCGATACCGGCCTGGATGCGTGACAATGTCTTGGCCGCCAACGGTTTGTCGCGGTCCCCGATCCTCTGGCCAACCAACGTCCAGTCGATGATCTCGGCGGCCGGCCGGAACACGGGCTCCACGATCTGGTTGCGGCACTTCACCGAAGGGCAGCGGTACACGTATTGGGCGCGGTATCGGCCCCACGGTGCACGATCGGGCTGCTTCCACACCTGCATCGCCCGGACAGGTCCGCACGTAGAGCAGAGCGCTTCAGGACGGGTGACTCGCTTCAAATCTGGTGCGGTGTTTCCCTGCCGCCAGAACACGATGTAGATGCGGTCACGGGACTGCGGGGCGCCGGGTCCGAACACTTGGGCGTGCATCGAGTTCAGATAGACGATGTGGTGGGCGTAGCCGATGGAGTCCATCGCTGCCAGCCACGCTTGGAAGGGCGGCCAGTGGTACACGTCGACGACGTTTTCGACGATCACCGCTTGGTAGTGGTGGTATTCGGAGAACCGAACGACGTCCCACATGGTGGCTCTGGACCGTTCGGCTGCCGCGTCGGGGAGGGTTTCTCCGAACAGGTCGGGTTGCTTGTCGAGACGTTTCAACCCCTGGGCGATGGAGTGTTTGGTGCACGACGGGGATGCCCACAGGATGTCCGTGTTCGGGAACAGTCGGGGGTCGATCTGCGACAGGTCCGCACAAATGTGATCCGTCGTTGGATGGTTCGCCCCGTGCGTCTCCACCGCCAGCTTCCAGTGGTTGGCCGCCACCCGGACTTCGATTCCGGGGACCTGGACTGCACCGGTGCTGGAACCACCAGCCCCGCAAAACATGTCCAAAAGGGTCAGCATGCAATCTCCTCAACGTGTGCCCTGTGGTCGGCGAGGGCGTGGTGCCGGCGGATGAATCGTTCGGCGTCGTCAGTGGTGGTGAACTCGGCGGTGACGGGCCGTCCTTGGGTTCGGGCGCATTCCCCGCAAACAACGGTGATCACGCTGCCACCTCTATGGACAGGAGCCACCGCAACGCTGCCGCCGCCTGCTGCGGAACAACACCATTGCCGATGATCCGCAACTGGTCATTCCTCGAAATCCCCGGAACCTCAGTGACCCAGCCGGCAGGCCAGCCCATCATCCACTCTGGGAACGCTGCGGCCAGCCGAGGATTGCCGTTCTTGTTCGGTTCGGCCGGCGACGGTGCCGGTCCGGCAACAGCCTCCCAGCGCTCGATTGCGGCAGCGTACTTTCCCCAGCGCGAGGTGCCGTCGAGCAGCAGCTCGTCACCACGATCCCCAGACCGCGACGTTTGACCACCGGCGCCGCTGGCGGCGCTCGGCGTTGGCAGCAGGTCTACAGACCCGTCACCACCGCACATGTTCGGGCCGCGCCGCGTGATGCCCGCTCCGCGCTGACTCGCGGTGTCGGCCCGTTCCCCGTCTGCGGCTGCGTTGTGGGCGTCGGCATCAGTACCTGTCCCTGCGTCCGGTCCCGGTCGCTGCGCTCCCCACCCAGCGCGTAGCTGAGTTCCGTTGTCGATGCGCCACGGCTTGCCCGCGGGGTGGGCAACAATGAATACGCGTTCGCGTCGGTGTGGGGCGCCGACTGCGGAAGCGGCAATAGTTGTCCATTGCGCGTCATACCCGATGTCGGCAAGGTCTCCGAGTACGGCTCCGAGTGCCCGGATAACAGGTCCACCTGATCCGTCTCCCAAAGTTGCCTCGTCGGATTCCACTGTGCGATTGGCGGCGGCACTCAATATCCCCCTCACGTTCTCGATCACAACCCACCTGGGTCTCAGAATGTCCACGGCGCGGGCATATTCCGCCCACAGTCCGCTGCGTGTCCCATCGGTCAGGCCGGCACGCTTCCCGGCGCAGCTCAGGTCTTGGCACGGGAAGCCGCCACACAGCACGTCTACGGGTTCAACCGTGCTCCAGTCGATGTCGGTGACACTGCCGAAGTTCGGCACGCTGGGCCAACGGTGGGCCAGCACCTTCGACGCGGCGGGGTCAATCTCGCAGTGCCACACCGTGCGCCCGCCGAACACCTCCTCCACAGCCAGATCGAGACCGCCAGCGCCGGAGAAGAGACTGCCAATCCTCATGACTCCACCTCCAGTCGGTCCTCGATCTCCGCGTCGAGTCCAAGCGCCCTGCGCGTTTGCAGCCACGCTGCCTCCACGTGCTCCTCGTATGTGGCGCAACCACTCCCGTCATGCACCGTCCAGCCGCACGTGCAGCAGTCGAACCCGCCCAGCACCGAATACTCGCGCTGATGCTGCGCAACAAACTCACCCAGCTCGTTATTCACTCCACCGGTCCTCCGCGCGTCAGTCATGGGGCCAGCCGCCGAGTTCGTCTACCCTGCTGATGATTTCGTTGAGCAATGTGCGCGTCATCAGCCACGGCTCACCGCTCGGGTCATCTGCGACAGCTCCGGCGATCCAAGTCCCGGCAGCGTGCAGGAGTCGCACGGTGTCGGGGTCCGCATGATGGGCCAACCCTCCGAGTGCTTTGTCGATCTCGGCGGCGACGTGGGCCTCGAAATCGTCGAGCGAACCGTCGCCGAAATAGCATTCACCCAGCCGCGCGCCCTGGCAGTGGGAGCGTCCGGTTTCCAGGTTCAACGTCCGCCGGTGTCGGCGCAGCACGTCCGCGATCAGCTTCTGGGCGTCAGACATTGGTGTATCCGTTCCTGTCGCAGGGTTTTCCGAGTGCGATGGCGAGTGCGATGCGGTAGTCGCACATGGACGTTCGGGCGTCCGGCGACGGCCACCGGGTCTTCGGGGGCGCACGGGGTCGGCAACAGCTCTAGCGGAACAACTTGACTTCCTTGCCGAGGTTGCGGGCGTGACCATTCCCCGTGTCCGGCTGAGTCACTGGCGTCGGCAACAACAGGATGTGCGAGGATGAACACTCGCTCGCGTCGATGGGGTGCGCCGACTGCGGAAGCGGCAACAGTGACCCACTGCGCGTCATACCCGATGTCGGCAAGGTCTCCGAGTACGGCTCCGAGTGCCCGGATAACAGGTCCACCTGATCCGTCTCCCAAAGTTGCCTCTGCGGATTCCATTGCGCGATAGGCTTTTGCACTCAGCAACCCCCTTACGTTTTCGATGACTACGACGCCCGGCCGCAGCTGGTTGATGGCTTCTGCGAACAATGTCCAGAGGCCGGATCGGGTGCCCTCGGCGATGCCGGCGCGGCGACCGGCGGCGCTCACGTCTTGGCAGGGAAATCCGCCCGCGAGAATGTCGACGGGTTCGACGGTCGACCAGTCGACAGCGGTGATGTCACCGAGGTTCGGTACGCCGGGCCAGCGGTGCGCGAGCACCTTTGCGGCGGCCGGGTTCAGCTCACAGTGCCAAACGGTGCGGGCACCGAAGAACTGCTCAACAGCGATGTCGAGGCCGCCAGCACCAGAGAACAACGAGCCGATTTTCATGGAACCTGCCAGTTGATGGTGTCGCCTTGCTGGAGAATCTGTTCCAGGTATTTGACGACGGTGACGGTGGAGTTGAAGCATTTCGGTGGTTCGGTTCCACCGGTGACGATGTAATGGGGCCACGTCCCAGAAACCGTGTACATCACGCGTACCACTCCCGAGAATCGCTCATCCACATCCCAACGGAGAAGCGTTCTTCCACCTGTTCTCTGTTTCGGTTGAAGTACCGGAACGACACGGGAACGTCTCCAATGTTCCCGATGAAGCTTCGGGCTGCTTTCCTGGCGTCGCGCCTCCTGCTGTACATCTCCGACGTCAGGATCGTCCGACCATTCGAAGTGGCCACCGTCCACCAGAACGTGCCCTTCTCCAAGTCCTCTTTCTGATCCACATAAAACACAGGACGGTTCATTGTGTTGCCTCCACAGGGTCAGGTATCCGGTAGGTGTTGCCGTCGTCGTCGAGCAACACCCATTGCCCGCGGTACAGGACGGGAATCTGGATGGGGGATTGGGTTTGACGAACAAGCCAGCCGTCGGCGAACGCTTGCGCCCGATAGGACTCCGCCCAACGATGACAAGCACCACAGGCCCACAGCCCGTTGGACGCCACGTTGGTGTCTTCGCGGCGAGAGCCGCCGAGACCACGGGGCCTGCGATGGTGTGCAGTAGCGTCTGAGGCATACTCGTTGCAGCGTTCACACCGCCCCTGGGCACGGGTCCAGATCAGTTCCTTGGTTTCCGGGGAGAACCCCGTATACCGGCGGCTCATGCGGGGGCACCGTTCTCCATGAGGTCGTCAATGAACTCCCGCAACTGGGCAGGTTTCGCGTTCCTCGCCGTCACCTTGTACTTGCCGTAGAACTGGGCAGCCACCGTCTTCTCATCGAGCGTCAGAGCTGCGCATGCATCTCCCAGCTCGTGGAGCAGAGCGTTGCGTTCAGCCACCGCAGGATCAGGAGGAGCCGGGGCGTCCGGGTCCCCCTTGCACCACAAGTCGAGAGCCGCACCGAACCGCATGCCCGCGTTCCTGAGAGCGTCGCCGATCGCTTCTTTGACGGCGTTGGGGCCTTTCTTGCCGCCGGCGTCGCCGTATCCGATGCGGGTGACACCGCAGATCGTGAGGCGGATCCACAGGCCGCCTTGTTCGTCCAGGAGGGGTAGGCCGTTGTCCCCGACTGCGAACGGCTCCCATGTCCACAGCGGGTCCACATCGAGGAACCGGGCAGTGAGGTAACCATGGCCAAGAAAGTCGAGAGTGATGCCGCCCTTGGGGAGTTTCCCGATCTGATTCGGCGGGAAAGGTTCCCGGAGCTTCGCAAGTCCTTCCACATCAGGTTCGCTCATCGCGCAGCCTTCCTCATTCGGTCACCTCCGCAGCAGCAGCGGCAGCGGCCATCGCGGCGTCCAACGTTTCCTCATACCCCCACGCCAAAACCAGCGCACACGTGTTGTCCTCAACAGACCAACGGAAATCACCCGCCACATCGGACGGATTGATCCACGCGTTGCGTCGATCACCGGGGAGTACCGCACGCCACCTGCCGGGGCCAACAAAACCGGTGAACCATTCCCACGTGAGGTTTTGGGTTTCGGTGCTCATGCTGTCCACCTGTCCGCCAGTCGGATCGAGGCCCCAAGAACCCGATCCGCAATCTCAATCACCGCGCCCTGAACCCTCTTGTTATTCGGAGCAAGGTTCATCAACCTGACGGCTTCCTCCAACGACCGATACATTTTCTGCACCGCTGGCCTGTCCGGTATCCAGGTCGTTTCTGTGAGCAGCTCGTCGAGGAGACAACGTCCGTCATCGAAAGCGGCTTGCGCGGCGGCGGGGCTTGGCTTCTTGCAGTCGAGCGCCGCTGCACCGGCTTTCACATTGTCGCCAACCTCGATGATTCGAGTGTCGAATGTTCGTGGTGACTTCCTCGTGTGGATCATGTTTCGTCCTTGTCTTCGTATTTCGAGCAGCGGCAGCGTTCATGCCCGGCGGGGCCGTGGTAGTTGGTGGCGTTGCATCCGGTGTCCCACACCTGCCGGAACTTGTCCCACGAGTAGCGGTGCCAGGACCGGTTGTGTCCACATACACACATCACGACGCCTCCAGCCGACGGAACTTCTTCGACAACGCGGTGAACTCAGCAGCCTGCCTCTTGGTCCACGCCCGCCCAGGAAAGTGGCTCTCAATGGTGGTGCGGGACACCCCCAATGTGCGGGCAACCTCCTGGTAGGAGGCGCCGTCCTCGAGGAGGTATTCGGCGAACTCCAGCTGGTCTGCGGTGAGTGGGGTGAACCTGTCAGGGTTCATCACCCGCGCATCGGCTGCGGCCCTCACACGAGTAACCGTGCGTGGTGAGCACCCCACAACCTCAGCAATATGCCTGGCGGAAAACCCGTCACGAGTCATCGACAGGATCATCTTCACCTGCTCATTGGTAAGTCGGTTTCCGTTGCTCATGCGACCTGCTCCACTTCCTCAGTGATCCACGCGAACGGATCCTCCACATCAGGGATGCCAGCCAACGCGGCCATGAGTAGTTGGGTGCGCTGGTCCTCGGGAAGCTTGGTGAGGTAGTCCCACACACCCAGCGAGTCGCCGACACGGATACGCCTGGACAGCCAGACAACTGTTGCCGCGGTTTGCGATTCCCAATCAGGTGCCACCGACTGGCCAGAAAGAGGGCATTCCTGCAGCAGCTTGTCCGGGTGCGCCTCCACAATCCCGGTGTGGATCACCCACGCGGTTTGACCACACAGGGGGCACTGCTGCTGTTCTGCGTCGGCCAGGTCGGCGCGGTCCCGTTCGATGGTTCGGACTGTGCAGAACGATCGCCGAGCCAACTCATCCTCGGGGAGGTTCGGCCGGCGCCGCACCATCATTCGACGCTCATCAGTGTTGAGCCGCATCGGTGTTCCATTGGCGGCGCACTCCACAGCGAACCAGTCGATGTTCATGCGCCTCGCCTCTGCTGCCGGCGAGCCAACGCATAGGCACGGTTCTTGCATTTCGTGGAGCAGTACTTGGCGCGCCTGTGCTTAGGCAGGAAATCACTTCCGCAGATCGCACACGGCTTCTGCCGAAGCTTCAAGGGGTTAACAGGGGATAGCTCTCCGCGGCGTATGGAGCGACGCTCCTTCTCGGTAAATCCACCCCAAATGCCCCAGGACTCGTTGTTTTCCAGCGCGTGCTGTAAGCACCGTGACTGGGCGGGGCATTTCCAGCAGGTTTCCTTGGCGTAGTCGTTGCGGATCCCTTTCTCGGGGAACCACGCATCCGGGTCGACCTGTCTGCAGATCGCGTCGCGGCGCCAGTCCTCGGCGTGTACCTCTGCGAGCCGGATGTATGGGTTGTTGGGCATCACACCCACCCCGTCCCGGTCAGGTGTTCAGGGCAGAACGATGCGGTGGCGGCACCCACGAAATAGCCTGAGTCATACAGGTTCAGGTTGGAGTTGTTGTACACGAAGACTGAGGCTTCGTACATGGTGTAGCCGGTGTCGAGGACGTCGCATACGGCTTTTCCGGCGTTGATGGCGGCCGGTTTGGAGCTGTAGGTGATGCCTTCGGAGTCGAGTGCCATCACGAACGCGTCGGACGTGATATCTGCGTGGGCTGCGGGTGCGGCGAGTCCGGGGCCGATGATGCCCGCAGCGATCAGCAGGGGCATGGTCCACCAGTACCGCCAGGACTTCTCGTTGCGCCTCATGCTGCGTCTCCCTCGGTGAGGTAGTCACGCAACAACCCGACAACAGCGTCGCCGTTCATCTGCTCCCAGATCGTCGGCTCGTTCTCCCAGTGCACCGGCGGCAGGAACGGGCGGAACCACGACACACTCTCCGTGTGGATCAACACCAACTCCGCCAGGTCCTCCAGTTCCTTCAAGAGGTCGAGGTCAGCCATGGGGGGGTTGGTGGTGACGGGTAGGTCGGACCAGTTGGTTTGGTGGTGGTCCCACCATGCGGGTTTAGAATCTGGGGTTAGCATCGGAAGCGTCCTTTCTTTGGTTGTGTTGTTTCCGGTGTTAGGGCCGTCGTCCCGCGCAATGGGGCGGCGGCCCGCCTTTACTTCGGGGTGATGCGGTAGTTCTCCAGCAGTGACTGGGCGACAACGCCGGGGTTCACCCCGGACGCGCCGGGCGCGGTCGTGAAGTAACGCAGATGGCGTTCCAACTCGGCGGCCGTCGCATGCTGTTGCCTCATGGCGGCGAGTTCTTCCGCGGTCGCAGAATCCAGGAACTCCCCCAACTCCATGAACTCGTCGAGCAGTTCGGCTTCCTCAGCCTCATCGCAGATGTCCTCAGCGAGGAGTTCGCATTCTGCGGTGTCGCTGTCGCGCTTCTCAAAGAGAGTTCCGTCCGGTAGGAAAAAGGAGTCTGTCTCGGACATCCTTTCCACCGCCACGGCGGCTACTTCGCTTGACAGCTCCCGTAAATGACCTTTCGTAACCCACGGGCTACCGTCCAGGGCGGCGACTACCGACATGAGCACCAGGCCTGAAAAGTCTGCCTGATCTCTCTCGCGGGTCATGTAGGCGCTGCGCAGCGAGCCTGCCTCCACAGCCACAAGAACATCCCCGTAATCCATGCTGATATCCCGCCCCAACGCATTGCTCATGGCCTGACGCTCAAGCTTGGCCAGCCACGGATCCACCACAGCACCCACCAAGGCGAGCCCGTCATGAATCACGTTGTTAAACCTGGCATTCAAACGCTCAACAAGATTCACCGAAGCTCCTCAGAGGTGTAAATCAGCTTGGCGGTATCGCAGGGCCAACGGTGTCTACACTCGCTGCACTCTTCGACAGAATCGCCGTGCTCATCGATTGGGTGGTGTAGTTCGCGGATCGGCTTCAACGCCTCACGGGCAGCGGCGAGAGGGACAGAGCGAACAACCAGCGGAATGTCTTTTGGAACGGGATACCATTCCCACGCACGCGCTGCGGCTTCTACTGCTGGATCGCTCACGCTGTCTCCCCTAGTTCTTGTAGCCGGCACCGCAGACGGGCGTTCTCCTCACGCAACGCCTCCAACTCCGCAGCCTCACGCATCTGCCTCGCGTCGAACTCCGCCAACGCTTTCCACACCCCAGACGGGCGAGTCACTTCACCCGACAGTTGACACACACTCCGATGCTCAGGAGCAGACGTACTCACTTGTCGGCCTCCACCTCGTTGCGCAGCTCGACAAGCAGATTGGACTCCGAGATTTCCAGCCCAAGCTTCTCTGCCCGCAGACGCTCAACCTCAGCGACCAGTTCGGCGACAGTCTCAGGCGCACGCCGGTACGCGTCCTCTGCCGCAGTCATGCCCGTGAGAACCTCAATCTCCACACACGGAGTGCGGCCCCACAGCTCCATATCGGCCTTGGCCCGCTCAACAACATCACTCATGCGGACACGTCCAAACTTGCTACATACCTCTGCTCAGTACTCACGCGGACCTCGGCTCATAACTACGCGACTTCATCCACTCATCAACCTCATTCAGGTCAACACGCGCCTCCCGACCGTTACCGATCGGATAAGCCTTCAACCCATCGTTTTTGACTGCCTCCCGTATCAGCACGTCTGATTTCAAGCGGAGGTATGACGCGGCCTCTTTGAACGTGGCCCATCTGGGAGTGCTCATTTCGCATCCTTCGGTTTCGACTGGAACAAAGGTTTCTTCGGCTTCGGGAAATGCTGGATCGGAGGCCTCGGGCGTGAATGAAACGTCATCGCGTTTCCCTCATCGCGTTGCGGATGATGGTCAGCTGGTCGATCAGATCCGTGAGTTCATCGGCGTCCAGGAGAACGTCACCATTGCGGTATCCATCACCGACGTGCAAGTAGGCCAATTCGGATCCGTTGTTTTCCCCGAGTCCAACGGTCACACCACCATGGCCTATCTTGAGGATCTGGCTGGGCTCTGCGTAGAAAGACCACCGGCCCTCTCCGACCTGGGGGCACGGGATGCGTCCGGCGTCGAATGGTGACTGGTCACCGGTATGCTGTAGTTCAGACATTTGAGCCTTCCTCTCAGGTGTCTTCTGCCCTCACCTGCTCCACACAGGTGGGGGCTTCTTCTATGCAGCGGGGTTTTTCTGCTCGGCTGGCCGCTCCAATACGGAGACGGGAACCTTGAGCGCGACGGCGAGCTTCTTGGTGACGGTGGCGTTCGGCCACCGGTCACCGTTCTCAAGCTGGGAGAGGTAAGGGGCAGAGACTCCGCTTTCGCGGGACAGTTCGGCGGATGACCAACCTGTGCGCTCACGGATGACCCGGAGTTCCTGCCACACCCCGTAGGACTGTTTGACCATGCCGCCAACTGTACTGCGAACAAGTGCAAACCGCAAGAGTTCGCGCGCAGTTCGCGCCAACAATGCTGTGACCTGCAATGTTCGAAAACTACAAGCGCGTAACTGCAAAGAATCAGGGTTGTGCAAGCAGTGGACTTTGCACCTGTTTGCACGCGAACATGTAGGCGTGAACGAGAACAAGGAACACCGCGAAGACTGGCCATTCGGGCCAGAACTCAAGCGGCACAGAGAGCGCGTCGGGCTATCTCAGCGCGAAGCCTCACGGCGCACAACGCCACCAGGCAGCGACAAGCCCGCCGTCAGCGCAGGACGGTGGAAGCAACTGGAAACGGGGTGGCAGATCAACAAAGGGACACTGATCCCAATCGGAACGACCGCATCCACCGTGGCCGCCGCTGCCCGAGCTGTCCAATGGGATGTCAACGAAGCTCTGGCGATAGCCGGATTTCAACAGTCAGATATTCCACCGCCGCTACCCGAGCCGGCGATAGTCCGCTACTCAGACGACGAACTTCTCGCCGAAGTCCGGCGACGACTAAAGGAGGCAAGAGATGTCATGGAAACTGCGCAGACGACGCGAACACCGCGCGAAGCGCGTCAAGACCAGGAGGGCGACCTAGACGCCGCGACCAGTGACACGACGCATCCGCGCCAACCTCGGGCTGGCGAAACAGTTGGGGCGGAGATTCGTGACCACATCGCCAGGAGCGTCCGGGCACGTCAACGCCGCAAGGACTAGACGTGCCCGGCGCAACGTCCATGTTGTTGGCGGACACTCGTCCATCGCGTTCAGAATCCGCACCAGCAGAGTGTCGAGTTCGTCATCAAACATGGGCTGCACCTACCGAAATCACCATCACCGGTCACCCCTCGCAACCGGATGCGTAGACGCTAACGGATCATTGCCATGATCGACACGGGAAGCCCAAACATGGGAATGTCACGATCAGATAACGCCAGTGCGCGAAAGTTAGCCACCAACACAGAAAGCCCACTACCAGATGACCACCAATGATCGAGCTGTGTCACCAGGGAAGGTGATGGTCACCGCGCTCGCTGTGCTCGCCGTCGTAGGCATCGTCTCCGCACGCAACAACGACGACGACGACAGAAGCGCATCACAAACCACCACACCAACCACCACCACTACACGGCCCAACCCGTACCGCACCATCCCCGGCGACGGCACCCACAACATGGGCGGCGCAGACGGATACGACTGGGGCACCTACACCGCCACCATCCCACCCGGCTCCCCCGGCTGCACGTGGGCGGTCGTCAGCATCGCCGACTACCGCGGCGGCGAAACACTCCGCGAAGGTGAAGCACCATCCGGCACTGTCCGCGCGAACATCCAACCCGATGGTGTCGCGTCGTGGACCGGCACAATCAACGGGGATCATCGGATCGTGTTCCGCACGAGCGGCTGCGGAACTTGGACCATGACGGATTGACACCCCGCCAGAACGCAAAAAAGCGCCCTGCCGGGGAATGGTGAATCCCTCGGCAGGGCGCATTTACAGGCGGTCGCCTTATTTTGTTTCTAACGCAAACGTCGATGGGAGTAGTTCGGACAGCCCCTGCATGGCCTCCAGATGCCTCGCCCGGTCCGCATGCGCATAGATCCGCTGCGCATCCACACTCGCATGACCCAGGATCTCCATACGCGTTTGCTCATCCACACCCGCTGCGCGCAGCAATGTCGACGTGGTGTGCCGCGAGTTGTGCGGCGGCAACGACTCGGTTGGACCGATCACCCCAGCAGCGCGGAACACGCCACGCCACACGTCGTAGTCCGAACGGGGATCGATCGGCTTCCCCTCCTTGTGCCACACCAAGTCATGCGGATTGTCGGTGCGGAGTTTCTGCATCGCCACATACAACGGCGGCAACAACGGCACCTCACGCCAACCAGCGTCCGTCTTCGGCCGGGTGAACAACAACGACCCCTCACATTCCTGATACTCGAAATGCGCCGGCAGGTCCCACCGGGACTGCGGGCATGCCCATGCCCGTGTCTTCCCGCAAGGCCAGTACGGGGGTTTCTTTGGCATACGGTCGGGCCGGGACAGCGGTGACGGTTCAGGTAGAGGGTCCCCACAGCCGTGGACGCGGGTTTCCGATTGCAACTGCCAAGCGATGGTGATCCATCCCTGAGCGGGGTTGTCGACGTAGGGCCAGCGCAGGCCGAGGAGTTCCCCACGGCGGGCGCCCGTCAGGAAACCGGCGGCGATCCGCACCGCATCCGGTTCGTCGCACACCTGGAACGCGGTGTGGATGATGTGCTGCGCCACGTCCGCCGGGAAGCCGTTGCGTTTCTTCTTCCGGTACTCAGGTTTGTCGACCAATGCGGCCACATTCCTGGTCGCCACACCCTCCGCTACCGCATCGTCCAGGGCTTTCTGGACGATGACATGGACCAGCTCGGCGGTGCGGGAGGCCCCGATCTCGGAGTGCAGGTCTCGCACATGCTGCGGGGTGAGTTTGTCGATGCGTTTCGCGCCGAGGATCGGGTTGATGTGGTTGTGGATGGCGGCCCGGTAGTCGTTGAGGACGCCGGGGCGGACTTTGCGTTTGGCGTGGATGTTGTCGATCCAGTGCAGCATCCACTTCTCCACAGTTGTGGATGAGGTGGTGGCGATGCGGCCCTCTTCGACGTCGCGGCGGAGTTGTTTGAGTTTGTCCATGGCGGTGTTGCGGTCCACGGAGGACACCCATTTGTAGCGGCGGTTGCCGTTGCGGTCGGGGGGTAGTTCTACTCGTCCCATCCATTTGCCGTCGGCGCGTTGGAAGAACGCTCCGTCTCCGCGGGTTCTGCGTTTCTTGGTTGCCATCGTTATCCCTCCCAGGGGGTCACCCTACGGTTCACCCTACGGTGCTGCGCAGCATTACGCAGAATTGCGCAGTATCGGGTGTCTACCTGCGGGTTTGACAACGTTTCTCCTGGTATGCAGACTATCAACCGCTGACTCTTAATCAGCGGGTCGGGGGTTCGAAACCCTCACGGCGCACAGGTCAGAGGCCATAAGCCTCGCAGGGGATCACCCTAAAGGTAACCCTAGAGAGGATTTCACTTTATCGTTTTCGGCGCTTTGTTGTTGGTGGTTGATAAGTGGTCGGGCTGTGGCTGCTCAGCGTCGGGCTGAGGTGTTGGCGGTGGTGGCTCGTGCTGACCGGCAGCATGCGTGGGTGTTGGCGGGGGATCCGCGTGGAGTGTTCGGGGAGTACAAGCCGGTGGCTGTGTAGTTGATGGATACGTATCCGAACTGCCTTTAGATTCCAGCACGCTTGCCCTGATTGCGATACACTTCTGGTGTGAGCTTGTTGGATGAGATTGCCGCTGTCCGAGATCTGCGAATCGCGCTCAGCAAGGCGTCCACCGAAGTGGATGACCGGCTCACCAAACTCATCCGAGAGGCTTTCGAGGCCGGATTCACCGGACCTCAAATTGCCGAACATGCGGGTATCTCGAAAGCCCGCGTGTATCAGATCAGGGATGGTTTGCGATGAAAGGCGATCCGAGTAAGCGACCGGTGGCGGTGTACACGGTCTATGACGCCAAGAGTCAGGTGATCTACGTCGGGACCACTGTCAATGTGGCAACCCGGATGTCTGCGCATCGCGCCAACTCGGCATGGTGGCAGTACCACGCCTGGTATGACACGAAATGGTTCCCGAACTCCGAAGAGGCTTCGACCGAGGAGCTTCGGTTGATCACAGAGCATCGTCCCCAGTTCAATCAGGAGGGCGTGACAAAGGCGTACGTGCCTCACAGCACAACGCGCCGATGGACAGCTCCCACTGAGGATTCCCCTTCAATCCGTCGCGGGGTTCGGGTCGATGGCAAGTTCCCTGCAGACTTCCTGGAGATTGCCGAATCGGTGAGAGAGTCCGCTCGTCGTCGCGATGCTGCTCTGCAGCGGCTACGTGAAGAAGTCCGAGCGGCTGCAGAAGCGGGCGGATCCGTGCGTGAGATCGCGAGACTGACCGGGAAATCAACCAACACAATCCAACGATGGCTCAAGGAGCAATGAACATGGCCGCTGAACTGTCCAAGATGCTGGAAGACGCCGACCTGAAAATGGTCTACCGACGCCCTCTGCGTTGTGAAGCATGCGGAAACCCGTACCAGAACGGTATCGACCACTCCGAATGCGACACCTGCTACTCGCGAAGGATGGGGGCATGACTGCGGCGACTGACCGGTACAAAGCTGAACGCAACCCGGATCACTCCACCATCGGTGACTCACTCACTCAGTACTCGATCGCGGGTGAGGCGTTCACGGCTGGTGCGCAGTATGCGTTGGATCGCATCGTGGCGACCATCGACCGGGTTCTCATGGACCCGAACACATCCGAGTATCTGACCGACCGTGCCGCGGATATCCTCCGGGGTATTCACGCGGGAGAGCTGTCCTGATGTGTGGTGGTTGTGAGGTTAATTCGGATGACACCGTTTACGGCATGTGCACCGCTTGCGGCTCCATCGAGGTCGCGTTGACGCAGCCCACTGGCAGTCGGAACCTGAGCCACATAGGCGAATCAACCACCTACCCGACCGGCCACGGATGCGAGATGTGCAACTGATGAACACCGATGATCGTTGCGGCCGGTGCGGTCAACCGTTCAAAGACGGGGAGACAGTGATCGACACCCTTCCCCCAGTGCACCACACATGCCCAAACATGGATGAAGAAGCAAGCCGATGAGTGTCCTCGCTTGGTACGAATCACGATTCGACGAGATGCTCGGCAGCGACGAAGAACCCATGCACACAGTGGGGCGTGTGTTGTATTACGCGTCGATCGCCACGTGGATAGCGCCGTTCCTCATGGTGGCGTTCGTCCTGATGGACGTGGTTGACGAGTTCATGGACGAGCTGAAGAAACGATGGGAAGAAGCCAATGGCTGACGCTTTGAAACCCGGTTGGTACCGTAGCTTATCAGGGGTTGAATCGATGACCGTTCGCCATCCGGCCTGGTGGTCCGCAGTTACTACAGCGCGCACATGTTTCCTATTACCGAGAACCGCAGGGAGGGAATGACTATGAAGGCCTCAACGCAAGGGACCGACATCCCGCATTTGAGCTCTGAACACCGCGATCGAGCTTGGCGCGATAGGTTCAACGCCCGGTGGCACCATGACTACGGCGGGTGGATACGCACCAGGCCGCAGGATGATGCGTCGACATTCGCCTTGATTCCCGACGAGCGCTACGGGCCGTTCGTTGAGGACCACTCGTGCCCTTACTGCCTGGCCATACATCAACCCCAGGAATGCCCCGTCCTAAGCAGGTACGCCGGCAGGGCGATTGCGTCCGATTACGACACGACGCCCAAGAACACACAAGCGGATACAGCCGCAGACGACCTCAGATAACTGCGCCGCACCGTGTACGGAACGACTCGGTATATCGGCCCATACCGCACGTGGTTGGGTGCGCGGATACATGCGATCCGCCGGTTCGATTCCGTTCGACGGGTGTACCCAAACTAGACATGAAGAAAGCCGCCCCGCTTGCACTGGAGAGTTGTGCAAGCGGGGCGGCCCCGTAACCTGAACAGTTGCCGTTGTCCAGACCCTCAAGCCTAGACGATCAGAACACGCTGCGCCAGACCGTCATTCGGGGCGCTCGACCGCCCCGATGGAGATAAGAAGTTCCGCTATCCGCATCTTCATACGGGTCAGTCGGATCTTTGGATCTTCCTCCAGTTTCACCGTCTGAACGGGAGACATGTATGGGGTGTCCTCGGCGACACGACCGGTGTACTCGACATCGCCGTTACGGACTGTGACCAGTTGGCCCTTCTGGAGGAACATGATGCGAATTCTACCCTTCGGTTAGGACAGGATTGCGTATGCGAGGAGTGCGCCGCACGCAACCAACAACAGCAACACCCACACCCCCACATAGCCATGCTGAGTGAGACGCCTCCTGAAGCCTGATGCTTCACGAGGCGTGGAATTAAGCCCAGACGTGAACCAGCAGCGCGACGATCATCCCCGCGACGACCGCCAGCCACACCGACCGCCACAACTCCAACTGCGGATCACTCATCATCCGATTCGTCCCAGTAACGATTCACCAGGCCCTCCGTCAGATAGTCGGGCTGGCCTACGGGTGTGATGATCGTCGTCGCACCCAGGTCCATCCGGTCGCCGGTGATCCGCTCCAGCCCGACAACCGCCACATAGTGGGCGACCTGCCAGCCGTCGCCCTGCGCATCCAAACTCTCTTGGATCGCAGCCCGGACAGGATCGGCCGGCTTCACGGTCGCACCCACATTTTGAGCGCGTCCCACAGGAACCCTACCGTCACAACATGATCCAGGAACGTACACACTCGAACGTTCACATCACACCCCTCTCACAGCGCTCATGCGTTCCGGCTCGATGGACAGTCGTGAATGCGCCCCGCAGTTGGTGCAGCGGCGCATCGTGTACGTCAACACATTCGCCACGTACCGCCGCGGGATCACCACCGTTTCACCACCGCACCGGTTACACACCATCAACCTGTCCTCGCCGTCAACAAACAGTGCGGGATGGTTTTTGATGTGCGGACGCAGGAAGTCGTACAACCCCTGCGTGGCTACCACATCGCCAGCGCAGTACGACACCAAGCGTTCCCGATCCTCAACGCTCTTCCCTGTCACGGCACGTTCCATCGCGCCCCGGTCGTAGCGGTCAGTTTTGGCGGGCAGGCCAACGATCTGACAGAACGCGTCCAAACCTTTGAATGGGGCACCGGATTTGAACTCGCGGCGCAGCACCTTCAACGTGTCAACGGTTTTGAACGGAGGCAGCGGAGGTAACCCGGCCTCCAAATGCAGATCACCCTTCAGCCACGGCACGTCAGCTTCGTCGATGTAGTGGCCGACAACGATATCCGCTTGGGATAGCAGGTTGTGGACGCGCCGCAGGAACCGTTTGCGTCCACCTTTGTCCCATTCGGCGAGCTGGATAACCTCGGGCTGGTCATACCACTTGGCGCACACAATCGTGGTGCGCGGCATGCGGGTCACCGTCTCGTACTGCACGTACCGGTTCTTCAGGTCTCCCCTGCCCCACCAGTACTGTTCGGTGATCCCGGGGAGCCGTTCGACGTCGAGGATCAGAATCTTGTTGCGCACACCCTCGGATATGCGGACCTGGCGGAGGTCGCTAGTCAGGGACATGATGGTTCCTCGCGTGGTGCCGCCACGCTGATGGATTCATTTCTGGCATACCGTGTTTGACGAGGACCCGCAACACATCGGTGAACCTGACGTCGCCGCGTTTCGCGGACTCCAACGAGGATTTGATCTCTGCACGTTCCTGCTTCGACCGGGCACCAACCCAATCACATGCGGGGCAGGTGCGGGGCTCCAAACCTGCAAGATCGGCCAAGAGTGACATTCGGTGTTCCCTTTCCCGGTGTTTCACCGGTCGCGTCGCTTGTCGCCTTCGATGCGTTCGAGGCGTTCGGTTCGCAGTTCCTCCCTCAACCCTCCGATGTCCCGTTGAATCTGTCTGAATCCGTCCCGCACCAGATCGCGTATCTCGTCGAGGTCGTCACGCATGTTGGTGTCATGGGTGTTGACGGTCTGCTCGTGAATCTCATCGGTTTTCGCGTCGATCTGTCGGGCACGTTCCCGGCCCTTACGTTGCCCTCGAACAGTGAGGACACCGACAATTCCCGTTCCGATCGCTGCGATCGTGGAAGGCAAACCGATGATGAGCAGTCCTATCAGGTCGATACCATCGTCGGGCTGGTACGCGGCGTCCATTGCTTCGCGCACCGATTCCCACATCATGCGGCAGTGACCGCTCTAGTCGCAGAAGCCGTTCCGGGGTTGCCGCGGCGTTCCGCGCCGATAGACATCAGCAGTGACACCACTGCGGCGCCGCCGGACACTGACAGCACTGACACCCAATCGGTGGCGAGTAGGTCAACCGCGCCCGCGCCGAGTGTGGCGATCGCGGTTTGGGCGAATGTGCGGGCCGCGCGTTCGGCGGCGTCGATCCAAAACGAACGTGTCAACATCAGGTGGTCCCCCTTATGTGCGTAGGTAGTCGATGGCGGGCTGGACGTTGTAGTCCACGTGCGGGCCGGTGCGTTTCGCGAAGAACATGCCGGCGTCCAACAGTGCCTTGGTGATCGCGATCGCCTCCGGTAGCGGTGCCTGCACAAGTTCGACCACTTGGGCGAGTAGCGAATCGGGTCCGGTGAACAGGTCCAGGTCGCGCACGATCTGCCATATGGCGTTGCGGACCTCTTGTGTGTCACCGGGTTCGGTGCAGGCGTACAGGTCGCCTTGGTGTGCGTAGTCGCGCCACCACGGCGGGGTGTCGCGCATGCCGTTCGATGAGACGCCTTGGGTGTTGGACGGGGCCATTGGGGAGCCGCCGTGGTCGGCCCACACGTGACCGAGTTCGCGGTTCGGGTTGCCCCACGTCACGGCTTTCTCGATGTGCGGTTTCATCCAATGCAGGGAGCCGTCTTCGGGTGCGATGTGGTTCATCCACAGTTCGGAAACCACTACCGCGCCTTGGGAGTAGCCTGCTAGCGCGGCGCCGTGGGTTTCGATGCGTTCGCGCCACCGGTTAGCTTGGTTGTGGGTTTCGGTGATGGCGGCGGCAATGGATTTGCCCATCGGGAATGCTGCTGCTGGGTAGCCGATGGGTTGCCACAGGAATTTGTCTTCGACGGCGCGGGCGGTGTCGGCGTCGGGGCCGATCCACCAGTGAACACCGGTGCCGCACACGGTGAACAGGACTGGCCGGGTGTCGATGACGGGCCGGGATAGATACCCCATGACGTACTTGGTTTCGGCCCCTACAATCCCCGGGATGTACAACCCCGCGCGCAACTGTCCGGCAGCGCTATATCTGGCTTGCATCTCGGAAACCGCAGCGGTCATCGCCTCGTCAAATAGTGGCAACCCCTGCGCGTCGCGGGTATCGGGTAACTCTCTCCAGTACGAGAACTTCCGCCTGCCAAAGTCACGGATCTTGCCGACTTCCTCACTGGCATCGCCTAATCCGATTCCTACCCAGGATCCGTCTATCTTCATCTTGGGTAACCCTTCTGCGAATCCAATCGGTGACATTCCCGGCATCGGCGATGCTTTCCGCGCTGAACCAAGGTGTTCTCGGGCGTGAACTCGTGCCCGTGTTTGCAGTGGGTCTTTTTGACGGCCTGATGAGTTCCGTGCCGGACTGAATCCAGACGGTTGGCCGACCGGGTATCCCATCGGAGATTCTCGACGCGGTTGTTCGTCGGATCGCCGTCCTGGTGACAACACTCCATGCCTTCAGGGCGCGGACCGATGAAGGCCGTAGCCACAAGGGTGTGGACATCTTTACTGCCACCGTTGCGGCCAAGCGCAACAGTAAGATGCCCTGATGTGCGTGGCGCCGGACGAAGTACCCGGCCGCGTATCAGTCGCTTGCTGCCACTGCGCCCGCGTGCGAAATGATCCAGGGACCGGACGCGGCCTAGGTTGCTTACTTCGTAGAGGCCTTCGAACCCGACTACCGGGCGCCATTCTTCGTGGGTAGCATCCACTGCTAGCCCCTCTCTGCTTAGTCCAGTGATGGGGTTAGGGGTCGGGATGCGTTGGCGCGCACCCGGCCCCGTCTTGTCGATTCTACTTGTCGCAGACGACATTTCGGATTTCGGCGACGGCGTCGACGAGGGTTTTGCCGCCGAGCTGCGGCCAGCCAGTGAGGTTGTATCCGCGCAGTTGCCGCAGAATCTCGACGAGGATTTCGCGGTCGGTCCAGTCGTCCGGGAAGCGTTTCACCTTGGGCGGTTCAGGCTCGGTCTTGCCACCGTTGGCCCAGTGGTTGACCCGTTCGGTGAAGTAGTCCCACGGGAACCAGTCTCCGACGTCGGTGTGAGTGCCCCACTTGAACACGTCGGTCACCCACCGGTGGTCCGAGATGCCAGGTCGCCCATTCGTATACGGCGGTGGCACCACGATCGGGGTGAAGCCGTACTTCTTCGCGTCCTGCACCGCCAGATATGCGGCGACGTCGATGGCGTTGGACTGCTTCATCCACTGATCCCGCGACCAGGCGGCGCGGGACCCGGCGAAGCACAGGTTGATGCTGATGCTGTTGGCGTTGCCCACAGACCAGGCGGCGCGGTCGGTGTCGACGCAATCGACCACGGTCACACCACCATCGGATGCCTGCGAGATTGTGTAGTGGTAGGAGACGCCGTTGGCGTTCTGGAACCATTTGGCGAGGTTCTCGGCGGCGGCGTCCCCACCACCACCTTCCTGGGTGTGGATCAGGAACATGGTGGGCTTGCCGCTGCGGGCGCTGTTGTTGGCCGACCAGATCGGAAACTCGTTGAAGTCGGGGCGTGGTTCGTCGGGCACGGCGGTACCTCCATCGGCGGGCCAGTACTTGTCGAGGTATGGGGTGACGGTGGTGATGCGTGACTTGATTTCGGTGAGGTAGGCGCGGCGGCCGTTGGCGTACCAGTAGTCAGCGCTGGGCCAGTTGGGGGCCTGCTGCATCCAGCAGATGTTCAGCCATATATCGGTGCTGGCACCGGGTTTGGCGCGCCACACGTCGAGCTTGTCGAAGAAGCCTTTGATTTGGGCTGCGGCACCGTCGAAGCGGTGTGGGTAGGAGCCGTCCTGTTGGGCAATGCCGTAGGTGGTGTGGGTGGCGTCCCAGATGGTGTCGTTCCAGCCGGACTCTTGGTAGAAGGTGGACATGATCGCCAGGCATTCGCTGCGGGTGTAGCCGCGCGCCTTGGCTTCGGCGATGGTGATTTGGGCGACTTGATCTTTCGTGGTCACCGTTTGCTCCCGAGGATTCCGCCGAGGACGGGGATGGAGCGGAGCGCGCCGTCGATGATGTTGATGACCTGTTCTGGAAGGTTGGTCAGGTCGGGGAGTTTCGCGACGATCTGATCATCCAAATCGGACAGATCGGGCAGGTTTTCGGTGATCCTGTCGGCGATGCGGTCAGCGATCCTGTCGGCGAGCGGTCCGAGCAGTTTGAGCAGGATGATTCCGATCCGGTCCATGTCGGGGGTCCTTTCATGCAGAAACCCCGCGCACCTCGTGGTGGCGGGGTTTCTGTGGGGGTTGTTCAGATGTAGAAGAGGGTGTCGCGTTCGATGAAGAAGTCGATCGCTGGATGTCCTGTGGCGAACATCCACGAGATGAGTCCGGTGAGGGCGACACCGCCGAGGAGTCCGGTTCCGATCGCCCCCGCTACTCGTTTGGTCATGACAGTCTCCTGACCGTGACGCGGGAGGTGTCGATGAGGTGTTTGCGGCCTTGGTCGTCAGAGACGGTGTAGACGGTTCCTGCGGTGAACAGGACGGTGGCGTTCCAGCCGGCGGGTCCGCGGGACTGCACGTGGATTTTCATGGCCGGTCACCAGGTGTCGGTGGTCTCGACGTGGTGGCGGCCACCGCCGCAGCGTTTCACGCAGCGCTTCACCGTCTTGAGGCCGTCATCGGTCATGACCTTTTTAACGGTGCCGTCGCCGTTCATGACGGGGCTCCATACGGCACCCTGGCCTCCGGAGCCGGTGGCGCATGCGTGCTTGTAGATTTTGCCGTGTCCGGTGCCGTGGTTGTCGCAGTGTTTGGGTGCGGCGTCTGCGACTGCGGGGGTGAGGAGTGCGAGGGTGAGGGCGGCTGTGATGGTTGCGATGGTGTTGCGTAGCATGGGTTGGCCTCCTGTTGGGGGTGGGCCGCTCGGCGGGGTTGGTTTCTCAGGCCTTCGCCCCGCCGGGCGGTGTCTTGCTGCGATAGGTCCCACGTTAGAGAAGCGCCGCTTATATGTCAAGCGGTGCTACGATTTGGCGTTGTGGATGACGACCTGAAAACCTGGCTACTCAGAAACCGTGAGCATCGCGCGGCCGCGCTCGAAACCGTCGAACAGCTCGACACCGAACTCACCGAACGCGTGCAGCGAGCGTTACAGGAGGGTCGCGCCACCGCCGCCGAGATAGCCGACGTCTTGGGTGTCACGCGGGCCAGGGTGTACCAGATCCGGGACGGGCGCCGCTAAACCCATTCGATGAGGTTGTAGCCCGACTCGCCGCCGGTTCCGGCCGGGGAGCTTGAGAGGGTGCCACCACTAGAGCCGCGGCCACCGTCACCGCCTGGGCCGGGGCTGGTTCCGTTCGAGCCGCTAGGGTCCGTGGTGTCGTTCGAGTATCGGATGCCACCACCACCGCCACCGGCGCCAGCTCCATTCGAACGACTAACGCCGTCACGGCCGGCATCGCCGCCCGCGCCTCCGGCGTAAGAGGTGGCGACAATCCCTGATATGGATGCCGCCCCCCCGCCCCGCCACTCACTCGATACGTGCTGCCGCCACTACCCCCTGCGCCACCATTGGCGATGAGGATCACGCTTCCGGAGCTAAAGGTTGACGGCCCGCCTCCAGACCCCGAGACGCCTGAGCTGCCGCTGCCGCCACTTCCTCCGATGCCGCGGCTGACCGTGTATGTGGGGCCCAGCAGCGAGGCGGGGATGAAGACGCGCGGGATGTAGGCACCACCGCCGCCGCCGCCGCCGCCGTATCTAGAACCAGAGTTTGCGCGCCGGCCGGAGCCACCGCCACCACCGGCGCCGCCAAGGGTGACCCAGCAGCCAGACGCCCCGGCAGGAACCGGCTCGTCAGTGAGGTTGACGTTCTCTAACGTGAACGGCTCAAACGTGGGCCACACTTTGTCGTAGCTCGTGCCGTTCCACGTGTACAGCTCCGGGTCAACGAACGCTGTCCCGTTCCACACCTTGAACGCGGACGGGTCAACGAACGCAGTGCCGTTCCAAACTTTCACGGCACCACCACATACAACACACCCGCCGTGCCGGTGCCGGGAAGGGTGGTGCCCATCCACATGCCGGTCGCGGTGCCGGACTTTTGCACCGACTCGTCAGCCTTCGACAGCGAAGCCTGCACATTGCTGGACAGTTTCGACGCTGCGATAGCTGCGCTGGTAGCAACCTTCGCGTTCGTAATCGCACCGTCTTGAATCTTCACCGTCGACACCGAACCATCCGAAGGGGTCCGCTGATCCGACAACCGCGAATCATTACCCGCACACACCGTCGACCCACTGTTACCCACAGGGATACGGGCGATGTTCAACGTGCCCGACGTGATATCGCCCGCCGAATGAGCATGCGACGATGAGGCTTTACCGTCCAACTGGGTTTGAACGTTCGATGTCACACCATCAAGGGTGTTCAGTTCGGTTGTGGTGGCGGTGATACCGGCGAGAACGTTCACCTCATCGGCCGTTGCCACCACATCCGTGACATCCACCAACAAGTGCGTGTGTGAGGCGTCGGCTTTGCCGTCGGCGAGACTATGTGCGTCGGCGATACCGTCCTCGATATGGCTGAGGCGATCCGCCGACAGCGGAGTGTTCGTTGAGGGAACGTTCTCCCACGTTTGCTTCGTGTAAGCCATCATCCCTCCTCTAGGGTTGCGCCCGTAAACCTCTCGGCACCAGACACGAATAGCCATCACCCGGCAACACCGCCAAAGCAGTGTTGATCATTTCGGTGATCGCCGAAGACCTGTCCAACACAGTGGCCGGGGCCTGCCCCTCGGCAGTGATCTCCCATCCACCAGTCACGCGGGCGGCCTGCACAATCAGCGTGCCGTCACGGTCAAACAACCCCATCATGTCGTTGCCGAACGCGACGATCTGATGATCAGTTTTGATATTCAACATGTTCCCCTATCTGGGATTTCACGCCACGATGCGCGGCGTCACGGAGATGCTCGCCCCCGAACCGGACACCTCCACGTCACCGTCGTCGAAAGCTTCCGAGCCGACGAAGGTGCCCGACGAGCTGGCCGACCAGATGCCGCCCTCCACGTAGGTGCCTGCCGCCACGGAGATTTCAACCTCGTCGCCGGTGTTGGTGCCCGTGGAGCCCGACGTCCACGACGTCTGCTCCCGCGCATATCCACCACCCGTGGCTTCGTTCGCCCCGGTCGTGCCAGCGGCGCCAGTGTGAACACTGATCCAGTCGCCGAGACCGGCGATAGCGTCCGACGCCGCCTTGTGTGTTGCGTTGGGAATGCCCATGATTGTTTCCTTTCGAGTTATGCGGGATTGAGTGGGACCGCCATGGCGGCCCATGTGCCCGACGAGCTTGTCGCCGTGAAGTTCGTGGCCGTCGTCGCGTCGCTGATGGTCAGGATCGGGAACAGGCCCGAACCCGAGAATCGGTTCGTTCCGCCAGAGGGTGTAAACGTCCGGTTCCCCATGTTGGCGAACGAAACGACTACCCGGCCACCGTCTCCAGGCGCGGACGCCGACAGGCTTGCCGAACCACTGTTTCCGTATGACTTCTGCACAGTGCCGGTGGTGGTCGCGTTCAGATACGAGGCCGCGACAGCGCCCACCCAACCGAAGCCGGTGGGCTTGTTGACCGTCACCTGTTTCGACCCGCCAGCAACACCATGAATGACGTACAAGTGTTGAGAACCTTCGCCAGCGTCATTGTTTAGAGCCTGGCTGCCGATAAGCGTCATCGCTGATCCGTCGTAGGTGACGGAGGCGATCGTGTCGCTGCCCTGTACAACCAGTGACACCAGTACCGACGCTCCGGCGGTGGCCGTGTGGTTGAACGAGAACGTCGACGTCGTTTGCTGGGACATGGTTACCGCGTCGAACGCCACCGGGTCAACACCGTCATTACCCTCTGCGTCCATGCCGATTTCGGGGGTCAACGTCAGCTCGAACTCGCGGTAATACCGCTCCGCGCCGGACATTCCAACCTGCGGGGACAGTTCGAGCCCGAAGCCCTTCGTGAACCCGAGTGCGGTACCCATGCCGACCTGCGGGTCCAGTTCGATACCGAACGACCGCGCAAACTTCGGCGCGGCCTCGAACCCCAGGCTTGGCGTGAACGACAACCCGAAACCGGGGGACTGCGCGCGCGGCGTCGGGAACAGCGACACCGACGGATACAAATCCTCGGACGGAAACACCGGCTGGAACGCAGACGGTCCGCGCATCGCGATGTACGGTGTGAACACCAACCCGAACGAAGTCTTGCTGTGGCTGGCCGCAGCCATTCCCAGCGAGACCGGCACCGACAAACCGAAACTCGCACGGTTGTGCGCCACGGCGGCCATGCCGATCTCGGGGGTGAGGGTGACGCCGAACTCTTGTTTCGGACCGCCGTAGCGGAATCCCACCTCAGGAGTGATGGCGACGCCGAATGAGACGTGGGACTCAGCCCACCAGCCAACAGCCACGCTCATCCCCCAATCTGCAAGTTCACCGCCATGCCAGCCCACCTGTTCGGCTGCGCCGAGGTGGCACTCACCGTCCCCGTCCTCGTGGTTGTGTTGACACACAGGGGCGGGGCGATCCCCGACTGCTCCGCGCGCAAGCGCGCCCCCAGAATCGTTGTCAGCTTGGACGACGACACCCCCCCGGCCCCGGCCGAGAACGCCTGCAGCGTCACCCCGCTCGAAACGGTCACCGACTGGCTGTGCGCGGTGCCGTTGCCGTGCGCGAACGTGGGGGTTCCCACGGACACAACATCGTTGAATGAAATGGCATACGCACTCACCCACCCTGGGCCGGTGGCCTTCATCTGGCGAGCAACGCCGGAGCCTGCGTTCTCCATGCGGAAAATCGCCAATCCTCCATTCGCCGGATCGCCATTGTGCGAAACGGACCCGAGAAGTACACCGCCGGCGCCGCCATACGTGGCCGACGGGGCTGAGCCCGCGCGGTCCCACGCCACCACCGCGAACACCGTGGACCCCTCGGAGGCCTTGAAGTTCACAGTGGCGCTACCGACACCAGCCCCAGCCGACGACACTGCATCGAACCCAATATCCACCGGCTCCGGCGGCACCGGCCAGTTTTGGTCATTCGTAATCGTTCCGGGATACAGATACTCCGCCACCCGCACCCAAATGCGGGTATAGCCCGCGGCCGGGGGGTTGGAGGTATTCGAGTTCTCGTGCAGCGTGAACGTCGCACCCGAGTCCCGCTCAAAGAAAATCGTGGACGACCAGCCGCCCGAAAAAAGTCCCGGATGCCCGAACCACGTTCCGAACGACTCTATCCCGTACCCGTAGTAGTACTCGGAGGGAATGTAGAAACCGTTCGCGTACGGGTCCCACCCCGTGGGGTGCTTCCAGAATGTTGACAGCCACGCGTCATACGACTCCGGTGACAGGCCCATGGCGTTGTCCCGCAACGCTTCCGCGAACTTCGTGTAGTCGTTGATGTTCGTCGCCAGCGCCCCGGCAGCGTCGAGGAAGTTCGGGTTGAACGTGTCAGCGATCGACGCTGGGGGTGGAACTGGACCGATCGGCGGCCATGACGTTTCCGTCAGCCCAAGAGGGTCTATGATGTCTTCTTTGAAGATTTGCTTGATCGGCCGATGGGCCGGGTCAACAATCTCTAGAACCATCCCGATCAGCGCAAAGTTGGAGTTCGTATACAGGTAGTCGGTGCCGGGATAGAAATTTGACGGCCCTTTCATAGAGCTCAGGAAGTCCTTCGCGCCCGTCCATGGCCACGTCGGAAACAGCGTGATCCAGAGCGCGTTGATACCCGCCGTGTACTCCGCGATACCTGACCGCATGGACAGCATGTGCCCCATCGTGATCGCGGTACCGTTCGGAATTCCCGGAACGTACTGCTCCAGGGTGTCATCCAGCGTGATCAACCCTTTGTCGACGGCCTGGAAAAACGCAATCGCGGTGAACATCTTCGTGGAGGAACCCATGCGGAAGTGGTCATCCAACGTCAACTGGCGAACCGTGCCGCCCACGGTGGTGCCATACGCCTTCGCATAGTTTCCGCGCGGACCGGTGATCTGCAGCATCACCCCCGGCTGGCCGGTCTCCGCGCGGGACTCCTCCACAATCAAATCCACCATCGCCTGGTCCTCCGGCGACAACAAATCACCCGCAGTGTGCGCTGGAGTGGTGAACTCGTAGGTATCCGACGGGTCCGACAACCAGCCGGCGTTGTCCACCGTCTTCACATAGAACTCGTACGTGGTGTTCGACTTCAAACCGTTTGTCCCATACGGCGGCAACACCGGGTCGGGATTCAACTGAACGAAATCGCCCGAAGCGTCCTTCTCTTTCGCGTAAACAAAATACCCTTTGATTGTCATACGTCAGTAGCTCCAGACCACGTAATCGTGATAGTGCTGAAAGTGGAATCGACCAGCTCCACCAACGTGGGGGGCGTCGGGGGCGTCAAATCCGGGTCAGGGTCAGGCAGCGGGTCGGGCCGGAAGAACACCCAGCCGCCACCAGGAGCGCCATTTCCGCCGGACTGAAATGCCGCCAACGAGCCCTTGCCGCCGTTACCGGCACCACCAGCGGGCGCACCGTGGCCGCCCATGACCTTCTGGTCAACGCCGCCCACATAGTCCTGCTCGTTGAACGTGAACGTGCCCGGGCCTCGGCCAACAGGTTTCGACAAAAACCCTTCAGTGGTACCCGCCGCGCCACCCTCGGCGACAATGGAATACGTGTCACCCCCGGGCGTGGAGATAGACAACGTGGTGTTCCCACCGGCAGCGCCGTCACCAGGACCGCCCACGCCGCCAGCGCCCGGGTCGAGGGTGATGATGGCGTTGTCGCCGAAATGCTCGCCGCGCACCCATGTGGTGGCGTTGAACTTCCCAGGCTGACCGGCCTGACCGTTGATACCCAAGGCCCAGCCCTGCGCACCGCCACCACCAGCGCCTACCGCAACCGGGTCGATGTAGTTAACCCAGTTCGGAACCGGGAACACCGTGGCCGCGGTGCCCAGATAGATCTTCAACGGATCGTGATGGTCACCGCCGGAACCCGTGTCCACGGCGATACTCACCCACGGCACATCGCCCGAACGAGTCACCGACGCCTTCGCAATCGACGACGGCGGGCTATCCGGCGACGTGTTGTTTCTGGTGGCCGCCAGCGACACAATCTGCGACGTCGGATGATTCGGCAAGTCCGCCACACGGCCACGCACATAATGCGTACCGCCCACCGGGACAAGCTCATAGGCGTACGCCTCAGACGCCACCACAGGGATCGGGTCATCCAGCTCGTAGGAGATGAACTCCCCGGGCGCGGCCGTGCCACCCAAAAGCCCCACGATGTTCGGGGAATGGTGCACCAGCGTCCAGTCGCCCGACGCCAAGTCGACCTTCCAAATGTTGACGTAGAACTCGGTGATCCCTGAAAGTCCGTAGCCGATCCACGACACCACGCCCAGCGGCATCGACTCTTCAATCAAGTCAACACCGATGAGCGAATTGCTCTGCGTAGCTTCAAGCCACGTGGTGACGTTCGACAACGGGAAGTTGGACCGCTCAGAAGGCAACAACCCACTATCTACCGGCTTGTTCGTCCTGATGCCGAGAACATCCCACGAGAACAACCCCAAGCTGGCGCGCGACGCGATCTCCTGAAGAACGTTGAACAGGTCCGCGATGCCCGCGCCGACACCGGGAAGGCCTACCAGGCCGCCGACGATGCTGTTGACGATGTTCTCGATGGTTTCCCGAAGATTCTCCGGGCCAAGCATCCCCGCGATTGACTCCGGGGAGATGTTGCGCAACGCGTCGAACAGGTCCTCCAGCGTGTTCTCAACCGTCTGCACACCGCCGCGGATAGCCGACACCACCGTGTCAATCGTCAACTGCACCCGGGCCAACAAGGTTTGCAAAATCTCCGGCAAGCCCTCAACCCACGACTGCTGAATAACACCGGTCTGCTTGACCTCGGCGTCATCCCACCAGAACGTGCCGCCAGTAGCGTCTTCCGTGACGACGAACCGGGTTTGCACGCCAGTCACCCCGGCAGGAACCCGATACTCCCCCGACAACTCCTTACCGGGCCACGCCAAATCTTGATCCTGCGGGGCATACGCATTCAAATCCACCGGGGACTGCGCAACACCATCGATGTACGGCACCACCTGCAACCGGATCGGCGCGCCGGTACCCGCATAACCCTCATGCGACACAAACACCCGGGCAGCGATCGTCTGCCCTTCGCTGACCGCGAAGAAATCCCCCGCATTCTGCCCCGACCGAAGTGCCTTCAACGTGCCGTCGGCAATAACTTTCGCCGCGCCCGTACCATCCCCGCTGCGAGAATGCGACGGGTCCACCACCCAATCCGCGTTCTCGCCCACCGACCCCTCAGGGAACTTCGGGGCAGGCAGAATGTTCGGCGTCTGATTCGAGATGCCACCGATAGGCAGGATCGTCAACAGACTGGGCAGCAAATTGCGCAGCGGCGCGAGAATGATGTTCACCAACTGCGCCGCAGCCTGAATCGGGTTGAAGCTTGGGCTGTTGAAGTCGATCGACTGGAAGAAGTTGCGGATGTTGCCGAAAAACTGGGTCAGTTCCTCAATCCCGCCGCCAACAAGACCCGTGATCGCCTCGATGATGTCCCCGAGGATGGGGATGTTCAAAGCCCAATCACGCAACTGGTCGAACGATGCCTCACCAGGGATGAACACCCCAGCGACAGCACGCACCACCCACGCCAAAAACTGCTCAATGAACTGCTCACCAATCTCAAGCAGCTGCTGAACAGTGAACGGCCGCTGCCACTGCAACGCCGACTGCTCCGGGTGAATACCCGGCTCAGACGGCACCGCATGAGCCCACTCCGGCAACGGATCAAACGAAGACGTCATGACAGCGGAAGAACCTCAACCGAAAACATCGACGTAGAAGCAGAAGTCGTGTACGTCACCGACCCCGCCTGACGTTCACACCGGAAATAGATCGTCGCCGGTGTACCGGCCGCCACACGGTCAAACCCATCCGATGAGCCCGCCGCAGGTCCCGAAACAAGCGTCAGCCGCTCCGACTGCGCCACACCAGGGCACCGGCCAATCACGTTGCCGCCAGTCTCACCGTTCAACCGGGCCACCAAATCAACCCGAACATCCGCACCCTCACCAGTCACCACCGTGTAGCCCTGCACGCGCGGCCGCCAATCGAACGGCTGCGCAGGGATCGACACCTGGGCCAGAGTCGAGTTCGCGTTACCCGATGCAGTGTTGTTGATCGACGCCGGAACATACCGATCCCCAACACGCTGCGCCGCCAACACAAACCCATCCGCAGTCGAATTCACCACCGGCACCTGACCCGCAACCGGGGAAGGATCAACATCCGTCGGGTCCCACACCGCTTCCCCGTCATCGCCCTTCGCGCCGGCGTGCAGCGCCAGGTTCAACCGGTACACACCCGGCGTCGATGTTCCAGGCGGGGTGATCTCAGTGAACGAAGCCTCCGCCGGAGTCGGATCATCCGGGTCCAGCTCCGTCAAATTCACCGTCGTATCGAACGTCGCGGGAACACCCGGATCGCCCTGTTCGATCGCAGGTACACCAACACCGATACCGCCCTGCGGGCGCAACTGAAGGATCGCCGCACCCGATGAAGGATCGACAGGGATCTCCACGATTCCCTCAAACAAGTAATGAGTCCCAGCGGGGTTCAAAGGCCACGGCATAAGGGCACGCTCCATTCAAATAGGGCGAGTTGCAGAAGAAATAGGATTGGGGACGCTTATCCCTGCGGTGACAGTGTGAGCACCGACAACGTTTCAAAAATGCCTGTGATGAACCGTTGATGCTTCGCCAGCGGGGCCTCCGACTTGCGTCCATCCCCCATTTGCAGGAGAACCTTCTGCTCATCCTGGGTAACCCGCCACATGACGTTTTCGATGTAGTCAGTCACCATGCGGGTACGCGACATGAACACCAACGACATCAGACCGCCGCGAAAAACGTCACGACCCAACGCATACTGTGCACCGTTGCGGAACTGCACCGTCGCCGTCGTCTTGCCCTGTGAATCAAACAAAGCATTGATGAATGCAAACACCGTTTCGATGTTGTACGGCGCCGAGGCTGTCGGATAGAACCGCTCGATCGCCGGATGGTACGGGCCAACATCGTCACGGCGGTCGTAGTGCTGAATCAACTGGAACGCCAGGAAGCTGTTGTTCAGGAACCCCGACAACAGATCGGACGGTATGCCCGTGAATCCGACAACAATCATCAGCGAATCGATCAGCCATGCGAAGGTGGCATTCATCAAGTCGTTCAACCACTTTGGGCTACGACCACCAATAATGTGCTGCCAACCCTCCGGTGTGTGGTCAGTGATCGTGCACGCATCGATACCGGTGTCCTCACCCGGCTCAGGCGCAACGAAATACGCGTACGGCTGCTCAAAATCCACACCCAACGCGGGCGCATAAAACACGCCGTCCATGCCGGGAACCTGCTTGATGACAGGTTTGAAGATGTCCCCCAGCGACCCGCCCAAGTCAATCGTGGTGCGCAACACTGAATCCAGCACCGTCTTCGTCGGGCCAGTGATCTGCGACCTGTCCACCGTGGAAAACACATACGTCGGCTGGTCCAGGTTCGCCCACCGGTCAGGCTGCGGATCACCCGGAAGCCACAAATCCATGCGCGTATCCACACCATACGACTGGGTAACGTCCTTGATGACGGCCTGAACGGTTTCCATCCGCACCGTGCGAGCCACCATCGGCGACGTGTCCAACAGCGGATTGGTGCGCGACACATACACCGGGGTTCGCAGCATGCGGGTGAACGCCTGCACCGACAACCCGTCACGCGACAACGCTTGCAGCACAGTGCCGAACCACGCCCGGATATCCGGGTTTAACGACAGGCCGTTGTTGATGAACTCCAGCCACCCGGACTGCAACCGCAAAGCGCATTCTGCGACCATGTTCTCCACGACGGTTTGCAGCGCCCACACGAAGATCGCGTGCGAGAACGGCTGTGCCTGAATAGGCAGCCACCACGACGGCCAAATCACGTAGTAATTGAGGATGTCGCGGATACCGCGCAGTTCAGCGGTGCCGGTCCATGCGCTGTCACGGTACTCGTAGGTGTGGTTCTTCGTGTAGAACGCATACCGCAAACCCGCGGTCTCGACGATGACACCTACCATCGTCTTTTTGCAGTCCATGAACAAAGGGATGAGAGGGCTGTTCCCTTTGAGGACGATCCGGCCGGTTTCAACATCGTTGCGCGGGTCAGCACCCGACGCCTCGATCAGGTCGCCACCGACAGCGCCCATCGGCTGCCAAAACTTGTCGCACACCGTGAACCGGAACGACGTGTCTACCTTCGATTTGCGTTCCGTCAACGCCCGCGCGGTTCGTGCGATCCTGTTCGGGTCGCCGGACTGGAGGGCCGATTGCCATGCGGCGGTTTCGCGTTCAAACTTCGACAACTGTCATCCCCTCCTTTCCTGGTTCACAGGCGCGCCACAAATTCACCCCTCACCGAGGTATCGGCCGGGGCTTGCCACTCCAGGGGCTACATCGGGTAGCGGCGCAACGGAGTCCCCGAAAGAATCACCTTCGAGTCAGCGTTGCCACCAACAATTTCTGTCTTCACAAAGAACTGCTGCGCCGGTTCGCCAGGCGACTTCGCGGGGATCGCCGCGTTCTCACTGAACCGGCCCGACAGGTACTTGTAGAAGTTGCCCTGCGGGGGAACAATCCCGAACATTGAACCGATCTGATCGGTGAATGCGTTCCGTTCCGAGAAGAACGTCAGCAGTGTCTTCACCGCCTGTTGGAAGATGTACAGCTCCTGCGGCGACGGCGGCACAGACGTCAAATCCTGCACCAGAGTCGTCTGTGAGCGCGGGTCGGTACGTAGGAACACAATCTGATTCGGCAGCAGCGGACCAAACTCCACATACTCATCCGCACCCGGGCCGTCGTACAACCGGAACGTGCCAGGACCGAACAGGGTGGCATCCCAATACATCGGCTGGTCACCAACGTTCACCATCGGCACAAAACCTGATTGGGTGACGTTCGCGTTGTCGCCCGCGGAGACCTTACGCACCGGAGCTGGTGTTGCCTGCGTGATCAACGCCCCACCGGCCTGCATACCGAACCCGATGCCCCGATAGTCCGGCCCGAGTTCACTACCGGTGCCGGTTTCCTTGTGCGACAGGATCGGCAACCCGTTGCGCAACACCTTGAACATGCGGGGATTACCCTCATAGCCCGCGACCAGGGTGAACTTTTCCCCGATCAGCGGAGCCACCAGCAAGGGGCGTTGAAACATCACTGTCTGCGAGAAGTTGTTGAACCTCGACAGTTTGATCCAGTTGCCCTGCACCCGCATGCGGATGCCATTACCGTCCCAGTCGCCGTTGCTGTCGCGGCCCATGCGAGCCCACAGGTCATTCGCGCCGCTATCGGGAATGCTCCACTCTTGAAACCCGCCGAGGACCATCGACACAACCTGGTTGTCGGTGTCGGTGTCGAAGTCTTTGTACGGGCCGCACACCACTTCGCGGGTTTCCGTTGTCAGCGGATCGTCGGGGTCGTCCCGCCACCTAGCCTGGTCACCATTGGCGTAGATGTACCCGCCGCCGTCACCCTCGTAGTACAGAGGCCAGTCGGCGCCGAGGTCCTGCGTGCCCGACGTGTCATAGTTGAACGTGTCGGTCATCGACTCGTACTCGAACTGGAAACTCGCCGTGTAGTCGTAGGTGCGCCAGAACCCCGAATCGGCCCGCAGGCGCAGGCTTTCACGCTGCCGCTTGCCTATCTCCAGTGGTGCTTGCGGGGCGCCCTGAAACCACCTGACCGGCGCCCACCAGTGCCCCATGTCGTGGGTGAGGAAGTTCAGCGTCGATTCCTGCTTCGCGTCGATCGACGCGATCAGATCGCGGTAGACCCTGCGCGTCCACTTCGGCGACCGGCCACGGCATTCCACCCCGACCTCAACCTCGATCGGGTCGTAGAGCGCATCAATATTGGTGATGCCGTCCTCGGTGGCGCCCTTCTGGTCGATGTGCTTCCACGGCGGGATCAGCCCCTTGAGTGAGGTGAGGTGAACCATCTCCGGGGCCGCAACCCGGTCAGGGACTGCCATCCCGCCCATCATGTGGAAAGTGATCGACTCGTCGTAGGCGTCGAGCCACATCATCGGCTTCTCACCCTTGGCGAGGTCATACCATCCGTGCGGGGTGACACCAGTGGCGGGGTAATGCTTCTTAGCCATTTACCCTCCCGGCATGACGTACTGGTTTTGCAGGTGATACGCGATGTCGCGGCCAGTGCCGTCCTCGGTGGCACGCTGGTTGTTGACCGTGATGTTCGTGTCGCCACCCTGGTTGACCTGGGCCTGACCCTGGCCTGTGGCTTGCGGATCAATGTCCTTGCGCTGCTGGGACGCTTGGCCGGCCAGGTTCGGCAACGCCGGGGCCGCACCAGCAATCCCCCCGGCAATGCGGGTGATCCAGTTGTTGTTCGCCAAATCCGAACCACCCGTGGGCAAGAACGTTTCCATCAACCCTTGGGCGCCGATCGCGGCGACCTGACCGCCGTACTCGATGGCACGGTTGATCAGCTTCACCCCAGTCTGCGCGGCCTGACCCGCACCCGGGGCCATCGCATCCAGCGCCATACCACCGGCCTGCACCGCCATGCCGAGCGCACCACCACCGTCCATGCCGACACCACCGGAGCCGGACCCGGAATACGGTGCGACGTTCGCCCCGATGTTGGTGGTGTTCGTCGGCCCACCGGTGAACAGGCCTTGCGGTGCGCCAGCAGCCATCGGGCCACCACCACCGCCTGTTGTGGGCAGCGGCGCAGGATTCGGCGCCCACGCACCCGACGACACCGGGGCCGGCGGGTTGTTCAACGCAGGGTTGGTGTTCTGCGGGCTGTACAACCCCGGCGCACCCGCCGCCGCCGCCGACCCGCCAGGGACCGACGTCACCGGCCGGTAATAGTGCGATGTGAACGACGGATCGTCGGCGCCCGTGCCGCCGATACCGCGGCGCTGGGCGGCCGCGTCGCTGCCCCAGTTGAATGGCGTTCCCCCGGGCAGGGTGGCTTGCATGTGGCTTGAGTTGAATCCGACCCGGAAATCACCCGGGCCGCCCATGCCCTTGACGAAGCCCCGCGCAGTCAGCCACTCGTCCGCATTGTGGGTCGACATGCTGGCGCCGGTCGTCGGGCGGCCATCCATCAAGTTGACCAGATCCTCAACAGCGCTAGAACAGTCAGCCAAACCCTGCGTCAGGTCGCCGCGTTGTTCTTGTGTGTATCGTCCGGCGGGAACGTTCGCCAGAAGCGCCGCGTCGCCAGGATAGGCACCGATCGGCGTCATCGACACACCGGCCGCACCGGCCGACGGGTAGGAACCCCGGTCATACTGGTTGTTCTGGTACTGCGGCCCGAACACACCCTGCGCGCCGAGCACACCCATCAACCCGTGCCCACCCTGCGTCGGGCTATACGCCGAAATAGCCTGCAACTGCCCCAACAACGGGGCCGCCGCGAGATTCGCCACGAACTTCGTGATGTTCTCCGCGATCCCCGCCAAACCCTTCGAGATACCGAAATCCTGATCAAGCTGGGCACCGATCTGCCCCAAATCCTTGACATGCTTATCGGTTTGCTTCGTCAGCTTCTCGTACTGATTCGCGCGGGCATCGCTCATGCGCATCTCGGCGGCCTGAAGATCACGTTCCGCTTCGATCACATCATTGCGGGCCTTGATCCGGTCCTGCTCGGTGGCTTCGGTTGACTGCTCCAACTGGGCGGCGCGGGCACGCTTCTCCGCGAGCTTGTGCCGCGCATCCAGGTACGACGATTCGGCGGAGAACACGGCCGCATCGGGCGGCATACCAGCAATCCCCGGCGGCAACGTCGTGTCATACGGCAACACAGGCGCATCCGGCAACTTCGGGCCAGAACCACCGCTACCACTATCAGCCCCCACCGCGCCGGGGAACAGATCAGCCAACGGGCCATCAGCGGGAGATCCATCAACAACAGACCCACCGCCGCCACGCCGCCCGCGTCGATCCTCCACGGAAACATCCAACGGGATCTGACCGGGCAGGTTACCGAACGGGGACGCCGGACCGTTCGAGTTCGCATCCACAAGCCCTGGAATCGGAATACCACCAACCGTGGGCGTGCCAGGGCCGGACCCGCCGCCGAGCTGCGGAAGCGGAGACGGCTGAGGATCAACCCCCGTGCCGCCCTGAATGTTGCGGTCCCACCACTCACGCGCACTGCGACCCAACTGATCCGGCGTATTCGCATGATTCCAGCTATCCGCACCCGGAATCGCGTTCTGAATGGCCTGTTCAATGTCGGGGCCGTTCTGCGCCACCAGGAACGCCAGCCACGCCGGGACCGCCACACGCGACAACGCGGCAGAGATTCCCTTGGCTGACTTATCGGCCGTCGCGGGAAGACCCGCCAATGTCGTGCTCACCGTCGAGAGGGATTGCGTCAGCGCCGTGACACCAGCTATCGACTTCCACGCCACGAACGCGGTCACCACATCCCCAACGCTGATACCGATCCGGTCCAGCATTTCGACCACACTCGACAGCGCATCCCACAAATCCTGCGCGGTCTCAGCAGCTTCCTCGAAGGTGCGCTTGATGTCGTCCTTGTGGGCAACGATCCACGCGTTCAGGTCATTCAGCTTGTCGGTCACATTGTTGATCGACTTCGCCAACGCGCCCGGACCCTCAGTAGTGTCCAGCGGGTCGCCGAACAGCGCCGAAATGAAGTTCGCCCCAACACGTCCCACGGCAGCATTCATATTCGACAAAGCGCCGTCAACAGTGTCCGCCAGCTTCTTCGACATGCCACCGAACTGGCCCTCAATCGCCTGCACAAGCATGCCGAACGAAATCTCGCCGTCCTTCGACATCTTCTGAATCTCAGCGCTCGTCAGGCCGAACTCTTTCTGCAACGCCGCCTGAACATTGATGCCACGCTCATTGAGCTGCAACATCTCTTCAGCCTGCAGCTTGCCCTTGTTGAACACCTGATTGAAGATGACGGCCAGGTCGCCGAACTTCTGCCCCGATGCGCCCGCCGCGTCCGCAATCGCCGTCAACGCCGCCTGCAACGGGCGACCCTGCTTCACCCCACCGGCAAGGAACTGCGTAGCAGCCTTCGCGGCCTCGTCCAACGCAATCGGAGTGCCAACGACGACCTCGTTGATATCCGACATGATCGTCTTGACCTGCTCAGCGCTGTTCCCCATCGCGGCAAGTCGATGCGACGTCGCATCAAGAGACTTGTATCTCTCGAACCCCTTGAACAGGGCAACACCGGCGGCGCCGATGATGCCTGTCGCGGCGGCAGTGAACGCCGTGCCCAACGCGCGACCAGCCAACGCGCCAGCCTTCGACGCCGCACCCTCATACCCCGACAACGCAGCCGAAAACCGGCCCGCCACGGGCATCGACGACGCAAGAGACGAACCGAATGACGAACCAAACCCCCGGCCCGCCGACACACCATGCGACGAAAACCCATCAACAATACGAGAACCCGCCTGCCGCGTCGCGCGATCAACCTCACGCGACAACTTCTCACCAGCATTACGCCCAGCGGCAGCAGCCTCCCGGCCCACATTCTCGCCAATCGCACGACCAGCAGCCGAACCGCCACGAGCACCAGCAGCGGCCATCTCACGCTCAATGTTCTTCGCCGCCACCGCAGCAGCACGCTCATCAAGACGGGAAATAATGTCCACGTAGATAGGCATCAGACACTCACCTCCCGTCACCAGCCGAACAGATCGGCCTCAACCTCACGCTGCAACTCGTGCGCCTCAACCGACGCCTTCGCCTTCTCCAACCGATCAACCGGATCCTCGAACGCGAACGGCTCATACACAGCCTTACGGCTCTTCGACGCATGAAATGACGCCCGAAACCGGGCGATCTCGTTATACGTCTCCGCCGCGATCAACTCCGGCTCAGACCAGCGGCCACCACGAACAGCCCGCGCCACCGCTCCATCAACAGGAGCGAAATCCACATACAACTCCCGAACGCGCTCCTCGGTGTTGTCCACGAACCGCACCCCGAACAAGTCCAGCAACTCCAAACTGGACAACCTGCCCTGATGCCAATCCGCAACACTCAAACCGAAGAAACGCCGCAGATCACTCGCTATCTGCCTCGGATACAGTCTCCAAAACCACTGGGCCTCCATCACTTTTCGAGTCATCCTCGGCCCGCTCGGCGATCGAGAAACCCTGCTCCGTCCACGCCCGCCACACATCACGGGCACCAGCAGCACGCCCATTGATCTTCTTCGATCGCAACACCTCGTAGGTGTCCATACCCAACACAACCTGAACGATCCGAACCTCACGCGGCGGCGACACCCGCTTACCATCCTTGAAGTACGGGGGGCCTTTCACCGCGCCCGGGCGGGTCTCCGCAGGCAACACCATCTCGTTGCCGTCACGGTCCTTGACTGTCTGCTCCGGGATGTACAAATCCGGCTCACGATCATAGGTTTCGACCTCTTCGAGATACGCCTCGTAAGCCTCCAGCGCATCATCGTCGAGCATCCGAAGATTCGGGTGAGGCGGGATCGACATCGTCGTTCCGTCGTCGAACCGCAGAACACGGTCAGCGAACGGGGAATCGAACTCGGTGGCCTGCTCACGGGCCGCGGCGCCATTGTTGGCCGGTTTCGAGGTAGTCATGAGAACTTGGGGCTTCCTTTCACGCAATCACTGGGGCTTTAGAGGGGCTGATAATGGGGGCCTGCCGGGTGGGGCCAGCCCCGGACGCGCCATGCGGCGCGCCACAAACACCCACCCGGCAGGGGCTTTGCTATCGGCTAGCTGCCGTCCGAGTACTGCGCATCCCAGCCGGGGCCACCCATCCACACGTAGAAGTAGCCGGGAACCAGTGCAATCGCGCCCGACGGATCGGGCCGCATGAAGTACTCGTTCGGCAGCACCTTGTACGTCAGATCGGCCGCGTCAGGATCGGTCTTCGACCGCTGCTTGGACGCCTGGTCATCCAGCTTGACCGCCGGATAACCCTCAGCGCGGTAAACGAACCCACCAGAAGTGCGGCGCGCATACAGCAAAAGCAGCTGATACTCAGCCGAATCCGCGTCGAGCAGCGGACCCTCGCCATAGTCAGGCGTACCGGGCAGCGCCACAAGCGGATTCCCCGCGTTGTCGCACAACGGAAGCTCCGACTCCAGCCGGTGAATCAGCGGATCAGCCGTACCGAGCGCCACGAACCGCACCGAATACGACTTCTCCGTCACCTCAGAATCGACCGGGAACTTCGACTGCAGCACCATCAGATCGTCAGACGTAACATCCGGGGTGCGCTCAGCGCCGCCATCCTCCGGGTTGCAGCCGATGTGCCACCAACCCTCATTAGGGTCAGTGTTGTACTCGTACTTGCCGTTCACCTTGCGGCGAATGAACAGGTCGTCGCGAAGCTTTCCGTCCTGCGCGAACGGCGACCACTTCACCGTCACACAGTCATCCTCGAACGGCGACATATCCGTCGCCGCGCCGCGGTTGTCACGAATGAACACCGCCTGCAAACCGCCACGTTCAATGAACGGCTTGTGAATGTCAGTGAATCCGCCGGCGGTCCAGTCGGTGCCGGTCATTGGCTGCGTCATAGGACGCTCCTCTCAATCATGATGGGGGGACCGGATTGCAAAAAGAACTCCGGCGAAACAAAAAAGACCTAAGCCCCAATCGTGGGCGAGGGCCTTTATTTCCTTGGTTGTTTTCGGGCTGAAACTCAGGACAGGTACGGCAGGCCGACCTCGTATCGGCCCACGTACCGAACAACATGCGGATCGTCGCTGTACTCAACAGGAATCGGAGCCATCAACGACCGGCAGTAATCAATCGTCACCAGCACACCACCCGGAAGGGTGATCAACGTCAACGGATTCAACGCCAGCTCGATCATCCGCTGATGCGTCAAACCTGCCTCCACATCGGCGGCAGCATCACCAGCAGCGAACGTGTGCACAGACACGACCGCCACATCCTGCGCAACCTCCGGCGCATCCACACCGTCAACACGACGCACAACCCGGTGCGGCAACGGATCATTCGCCACCCTGCGCGTCGAAACCTTCCCCAGCGGAGAAAGCCACTCCACCAGCACGCGGTGAATACTCGGAGCGCTATCGATCGCCATAAGCGGTGCCGCCGAACTGCTTAGCCGTCTTCTGTGCCGGCGCATACTCGTCGTTGTGCACCGACCCAAACTCCACGAGATGTGCCTGCGGATCGGTCGCGCCCACCTTGCCGCGGCCCTTGTTCGTGGAACGTTCCGTCACCTGAACCGAATCGCGATAATCGCCCGACGACACCGGAGAGTTCTGCTTCCACGCGGCGGCAACCTCGTCCATAAACTCGTTGACACCTTGATTCACCTCGGGAAGCTTGTCGAAGTCGTCGAGCCTGATACCGAACTTCGCCAGCGGATTCTTCTTTGTGGGGCCACTCGCCACAGCTAAGCCGCCTTTCGTAACTCGGCAACCAGACCAGGCGCCCAGCCGTGGAACCCCAAAGTCCAGTCCCGAACCGCGACAACATCGAACACGTCCGCGCCGAACTCGACACGATCCTTCACCGCCACTGGTGAACCCACCGGCAAATACAGGTCCACGTCGACAACTTCCGTTTCGGTCATCGTCGCCGATCCAACAACCTGAACATGCGGCGCCAACTGAATAGCACCCACCGGAACACCAGGCCCGAAAACCGGGATTGTGTTCCCCAGGCCATCCGAATCATCACTCACGTGCGGGTAATGCGTCACAGTGAACGAAACGGGGAACGTCATAGCCGATGCACCGTGATAGTCGGGATGGGATGCGCGAACCGCCGCACCTCGGCAAGTTCATCGGCGGTGAGCAATGAGGTGCCAGAAACCCACTCTGCGTTGCGCTGAGTGAACGGACCCGCTGTGAGTGACACGGCCTGGGATTGCACTGAACCGGGCTGCACCGTCAGATGTCGCGCAACCACAGACGCGACGAGCGCTGTGACGGCTTCCGGAGCGCCGCCGCCGACATACTCGACCACCACGACCGTGCCGGTAACCAGTGGGCGCCCATTCTCGGATACGTCCACATAGTCACCATCGTGAGTGAAATCCACAGCAGCGCCGTCGATGCTCTCAACGCTTCTGACCTCGACCACGAGGCCGGGAAGCCACGCCCTGCCGTTGACCACGTTCGCCCGCACACGGGTGACACCCTCGGTGAACACTCGACCCGACGCGCGCTGGAACGCATCACTGACACGCTCCAGCAGTGCGTCCACCCGGGCTGACTGCTCATCGGTGAGGTCCGCGGCGCTGGACAGCCCCAGCGCCGCGGCAACATCATCGGCAGTAGCGAGCACTAGCTGCCCGTCTTGTTGAAGACGACCACGCCAGTGGGGCGGACAACCTTGCCGCCGTACACGTGCAGAGCGCGGATACGGTCAGAGAAGCTGTCCTGATCCCGCAGGGCCTCAACGGTGTCGATCTGCGACACATACGCAGCAGCCGACGGATGGAACGCGACGAACTGCTCATCGTCGGTGTCCCGAAGGTTGTTCGACTCCACGATCCGAGCACCCAGCAGGTTCCCGATGGTGCCCGCCCGCAGACCAGCAGCGTCGCCGGAGGTGTCCGCGCTGGTCAGCTTCGACCCGGACGAACGCAGCCAGTACGCCATCTCCGCGTTCACGACAACGACACGCCCCACGTTCGGGACGTTCGCCTTCGTCAGCTCCTTGAGCGCAGAAGCGATCAGGTCGAACGCATCATCAGCGTCCGTAGGCGCCGAACCGGTAAGCGCGGTTCCGTTGTCCACCAGCATGTCAGCGATGAACTTGTCGGTGTCGGTGGCCAGGGCCGTGGCACCAGCACGGGTGTAGGCCTCCAGCGAACCAGCGACCTGAACACGGTCGATGTCATCGACGAGGAAGTCGATCGACTTCTCCTGATCGATGAGCAGATCGACGCCGGTGTCGGAAATCGCGTCCGCCGAGGTCTGCCGGCCAGCGGCCTTGTAGTCCTTGACGGTAGGTGCGACCACGCCAGCGATGTGGACCACGTTGCCCTTGTTTGCGATGCCCTCGTACTCGCGGTTGACGAGGTTGGCGAAAACGGTCTGGGCGGTCCACTCCTCCAGGAGCATGTCCGACCAGAGTTCAGGAATGAAGTTGTTGAAAGCCATTTTTGGCTCCCTTCTGTGTTAGTGGAGTTCTCCACGTAGATAGCTGTCGAGTCGGCCCTCTTCTCGCGCCTTCTTTCGCTCGGCAGGCGGCAGCGCCGCATACTCAGCCGGTGTGAGAGGCTTCGGGCCTTCAACCTTCTTGTCTGATGTGACTTCCGACGTCGGCACGGCCGACGATGCCGTTTTGGCCTTCAGCGCTTCTTCGATCCGCTTGTTGACGAACTCGTTCCACCGGTCGGCGGATTCGCGCATCTCTTCCTCAGTGTCGCCATGAATGAACTCCGGATCGACTTTCGTTTCACGCGCCACATCACTTCGGATGCGTTCACGCTCAGCCGTCTCGAACTTTCGTGCCAGTTCTTCGATCCGGGCCAGCGGGTCGTCGCCGATTTTTTCCTGCGACTCCCGCCATTTCTTGGCGTCCGCGTAGTTTTCCTTGGCTTGCGCCTCGTTTTTGCGGGCCATTTTCTTCCAGAACTCGACCGTCTCGGTTGGTTTCGGAGCTTGCGTGGGCTCCTCAACCGTGGCGGTTGCGTCCTGGTCGCCTGCCGGTTCCACTGGCTCCGTTACGGCGCTGTGTTCCGACGTTTCTGCTGTCACATCATCAGACATGAGGGTTTGTTTCCTTTGCGGATGGGTTTTCTTTGTGCCATGCCCCGTTACGGGACATGTGTGCGTTATCCAGACCGCCGAGGGGGTCAGCGCTGGATGCTTTTGGGGCCTGAGAACTTCTGGTCACGCCATGCGAGGACCGGCCCGACCTCGCCGTGCTCGCGAGTGACGATCAACTTCCGGTAGTCGACGGCGCGGCCGCCGCGGTCTGCGATGTCCGCGAACGCCTTCACCTGGTCATGCGTCTCGTTGAGAAGCTTCGTGCTGATTGTGTCGAAGTCCATCCCCGGGGGGATCACGTCAATATCGCAATCGCAGCCCGGATGAATGGGCATCAGCGAGTTTTTGCGGTACCGCATGGTTGATGCGATGACACACAGCGCGCAGTTCTCGCTGCCGGTCAAGACGCGGCGGTAGAACTGGACACCGCTGCGGGCGAACGACGACCTAGCCTGGTGCGTCTTTGCAAGTTGCAGGTCGGTGCCCGCCAGGTTCTCGATACGACGCTGACCGGCCCGGAGTGCCGCTGCGACGCTCTTACCTTCCGACAGTGCCGTACGTGCTGTGATCACAGGTCGCGCGTACACCGTCTCCGACGGCACACCGCGAATCGCGGAAACCTCGACGGCCTGCACCGGTGACTGCTGGGTGACTTCTGCGATGTACACCGAAGTCATGGCCGCCATCGACTCTTGGGCCGCTTGGACAACCGGTGCCACCGAAGATGTCAGCTCTCGCAGTCCACTGTCAGACAGCGTTACCGATGTCCACGCTGCGGACACATATTCGAGCAGTCTGCGCCTCAGTTCAGCGGTCGCAGCCGCATACTCAGCGTGATCCATCTTCCTGGGGGCGCTGCACCGAGTTGCCGGCGAACAAAGTTATCTGCTCACGCGCCCTATCGAGATCGTCCTGCTTGATCTGATCGGCGTTGTAGTTCAGGATATTCCGCCGAATAGACGCCCACGACTCGCCGGCCGCCTTAGCCAGAGAGGCGGCAGCATACTTCTCCCCCAGCGTCACACGGTCAGGCGACTCAAACGACACATCCACTGTGTCCTCAACCGATTCGCCCTCAATCTGCAACGCCTTAACCAAGATGGCCTCCAGGCCGATCTTCGCTATCGACAACCGATCCTCACACTTGAACAGGAAACCCTTTTCAATGTTGTGCGCACCCTCAGCTGACTGGTTCGCGCTGTCCGGCATCAGCATCGGCAGCGGAGTCTTGGTCGCCGACGACAGTTGTCGAATATGCTCCTTGATCGCCGACAACATCGGAGTGAAGTCGTTCGTCTGCGATTCCCAGATATCAACCCCAGGGGGCAACTCCCACAACGCTCCCGGCGCGGCCTCAAAGATCGAGGCGTAGTCGATCGCGTTGCCGTTCTCGTCAACCTTCGGCAATCCATGCTCCGTCGACTTCAACGCCCGCTGACGGAAAGCCTGGATCGCCATCGTGGACAACAACTGAAGCTCAGCCCGGTTGATCCGGTTGATGATGTCAATGTGAGGCTCCACCTCGCCCATGCCATCAGGGTTCTGGTACACCACCACCGGCGGCGGCGAACCAGTCACTACAGCATCACCAACCGGAACCCACGAGTCTGAGATTCGCGTCACCAGCCTGCGCCGGGACGACGACTGCACAAAGCACGGACGGGCGAACTTCTGCCACCCGTCACCCGACCACACAATCGCAAAATCCGACTCGGCATCGAGGTCCCGCCACCACCGCATCGCAGACCTGATCCGCCACGGCTGCAACGGGTCAACACTGACAACCATCGTCTCAGGAGAATCAGCTGTGATCGTCGCCGTACCGTCATCACGACGCCAGCACGTCAAATACGACTCGCCGAAGTCCAGCCCATACTTGACCCACTGCTTACACACAGAGTCCATGCGGTTATCCCGCCAAATGCGGCGCGCCCGCAACGCCAAATCACTATCGGCAGAACCACCAACCGTGATGCCATTCGGGATGATCCGGTCAGCAACAGAGTCACGCACCATCAAACCCCAGTTGGTGCGCGCCTCACGCTGAAACGAACGCCACGCCGCAGACGTGTTCCGCGTCAACTCAGGAAGCGGAGCATCCCCATTGGAGTAACGCGCCAACAAACGCACCCGCGACATTCCGTCGTCGATACGCTTCGTCAATACCGGGAGCCATTCCGCTGGCGTTGAAGCAGTCAACAGCTGACCCCCTCTCTGTCTCTATGGCGACTAGTAGATCCGTCTAGGCGCAAACACTTTCGGGCGCGGACGTGCACCATCACGACGCGCATCAACACACGCCTCCCACGACAACATCCCCGCCATCGCAGCATCAAACTTGTCGGCCAAACGGCCATCCTGCTTCTGCATCACCCACAACGGCTGGCCCGTATCGTCCACCAGCTTCAGCTCACGCCGCCCCGCATGACCCATATGCTCAACAAACTTCGGCCGCCACACATTCGCAGCCAGCGCCGCGTCGCCAGTCGCCAACGCATCGGCATAACCCTGCGTCGCAGCAGCCACACGCCTCAAACTGCCGCCGCCGCCAACCGCCCACTCCACAACCCGATCCGGGAAACGACCCGCCCACGCGGCGATCGTCGAATCCCAGCCCCACGGATCGCAGTACATGCGCCACACCTCAAACCGCGACATCATGTCCACAACGAGCGCTGTCACCTCATGCTCAGGGACTTCCCACTCTTCGACGTTCTCGGGCCGCTCCCAACAGCCCAACAACATCTGGCGTCCCGTCGCAATCTCAGTGACCACGACAGCCGTCGCATCTCTCCACCGCGACCCGTCAAACCCAGCGGTGACGAACGCTCCATCTGGGACCGTCTCATCACACTGCACCAGGCGTGTCATATCGAACGCCTGCGAGCCCGACTTACGCCACCGATTCAGATAGACCCGCTCCCAGTACGCGCGATCAATACCGGTACGGTCGTAGTCCTTCGCGATCCGCTCAAACTGACCCGGACCCCACTCCCCAATAGGGCCGGTAGCATCCGCGACAGCAGCAACCCGCTTCTCCACCGTCGACAAATCATCATGCTCATCGCCAGCCCAACGGCGGAAAAAGAACAGCGACGGGTCCTGCCGCTCGCCCCTGGCGATAGACTCCGCCTCGGCAAGCACATCCTCTTCAATGCTGCCCTGCCCCGGCTGCCCAGCCGTGGACGTGTACAACGTCCACGGGTCCTCCATCGGCCGCTTCGGCATGTTCTGCAACATCGTCTCGTGCGCATCACGATGCCTCGGCATAAACAACCGGTGCGGCTCATCGAAATGCTGAAACGTCGTCCGCGCGCCATCACGAGACCCCGGAGCATTCGACACAGCAACAGCGAACCCATCCTCACCACCCGAAGGTGACAACCGGACGATCCGCTCCTTGCTGATATCAAACAGATCAGCATCGGGGCCGTTCTCCAAGATGTACTTCAGCACACCGAACGCCAGCTCCGACACCTGTTCCTCGGTGACCGCCATCATCGGAATCACAGGAGAACGCACCGGACGCCCCACCGGATTGCCGGCAGCATCAAACCCGTCACACCGAACCGGCGCCTCCGGGTGCAGCTCCACACCGCAAATCCACGCCGCGAACTCGGTCTTGGCTACACCCTTCCTGAGTTCGACACCAGCCCGCTCAAACCGACGACGGCCAGCCAACCGGTGCCCCCGCGGATACAGCTCATACAGGCGATACACCAGCGCGCGCTTCTCATCATCGAGACGTGCGGCCTGCCCCGACAGTGAGCCAGGACCGAACACCATCCGATCCTCAATGAAGTCACACACCTGCGGACCCAACGTAGGAAACGTTAAATCCACAGCAGGGACCTGCAAGACAGCCATAAGGCCGTCAGGTCACAAGCTTCAAACGAGGATCGTCACCAGGCTCCGGTGGGCATACCGGCGCAGCCTCAGACTTCCGCCGCTTCGACCCCTTAGCCTTCGAATCCTCGGTCGCCTCAATCTGCCACTCCAACCGGCGACGAGCCAGCGGATTCGTCCCGTAATCAGTGTCGGCCTTCTCCAACCGAACCTGAGCCTCCGCCCGCGCCTTCGCGGTATCGGCAGTCCAAAAATCGTTGTACAACATCGCCACACGGAACAACCCGTTGATATCCGAATCGGTGTACTCCGGGGCCATCGGCGACGCCCAAATGTCATTCCACCAACGCACCGTCAACGGATGCCACACCACACCATCCGGCAGGTCTGGAGCCACCACATCATGATCCGCAGACAACGTAGCCCGCGTCGACGACTTATTGCGCCGAGCACGCACAGAAGGATCTTTAGGTACAGGTGGCATGACATTCCTCCCATTTCGGGAATCAACAAGTGCTGGCGAAAACCGCAGGTCAGACCCCATTTCGGGGAAACCGCGAAACCCCCGGGTTCCGTACAGACCAAAATCTGCA